ATGGCAGAATATACATCGGACGCATTAGTAAGCGTGCGTAACATGGAAGTCACCTTTGGCAGCAAGCGCAAGGCGTTCGTTGCGGTGCATAACGTATCCTTCGACATTTACAAAGGGGAAACGTTCGGCCTCGTAGGAGAATCGGGTTCTGGCAAAACGACGATTGGCCGGGCCATCATCCGCATCAATCCGCTTTCCGCCGGTGAGGTCTACTTTAACGGAGAGCGCATCAGCGGCAAGATCAGCAAAAAACTGGATCAGGACGTGACTAAGAATATCCAGATGATCTTCCAGGACCCAATGGCCTCCCTGAACGAGCGCGCAAAGGTGGACTATATCGTATCCGAAGGCCTGATGAACGTTCGAAAGGATCTTTCTGAGGAAGAACGGAAAAAGCGTGTGGAAGAAGCCCTTCTGGATGTGGGCCTGCTCCCCGAATTTGCAAGCCGGTTTCCGCACGAATTCTCCGGCGGCCAACGCCAGCGCATTGGCATTGCGCGCTCCCTCATCATGGATCCAGAGTTCATCATCGCAGACGAACCGATCAGCGCATTGGATGTTTCCATCCGTGCGCAGGTGCTCAACCTGATGAGTAAGCTGCAAAAGGAGCATGGCCTCACGTATCTGTTTATCGCGCACGATCTTTCCGTAATGCGCTTTATCTGCGACCGGATCGCCGTGATCCATAAGGGCGTGATCGTAGAGCTTGCAGAGACGGAGAAGCTCTTCGCGCACCCGCTGCATCCCTACACCAGAGCGCTGCTTTCCGCGAAATAATCCTGCCGAATTGGATACAAGGATTAGGGAAAATTAAAAGGTATGCCCTTGCGGTGTAAAATCAGTCGTTGCGGTGTAAAAACCGAGGCGGCTGATTTTGTTTGCAAACCAGTAGATTTTTTCACATTCTTGTGATACAATGTAGTTAGCCGTATCTAACTGATATACAGAGAGGAGAGTCCAAATGCAAAAATTTGAAGGCGTTGCTAATACATTGTTTGTGCCTTTGGTAGCACGTATCAATATTTCGAAGCGATTTCCAGAATACTTCTATGACCCTAAAGCATTGGAGTTAGAGCCTATGCTGCCCGACGATGCCACTAAGGGCTCCTCTGAGTATTCCAATATGGCATCCGTTGCCAGATACTACAACATGGACACAATGGTTATGGATTATATCGAGAAGAACCCAGTGTGCAATGTAGTATATCTTGGTGCTGGCTTGGAAACTGCATATGACCGTATTGTCGCAAAGCGTGGTTTGGGAAATGAAAAATACTATGCGGTGGATTTGCCGGATGTTATAGAGGCAAGAAGAAAAGTGTTCGGTGAGCGTCCGCAGGAAGCCACGATCCCCGGTGATATGTTTACCTTTGAGTGGTGTAATCAAATAGACTGTACATTGCCCACATTACTGGTTGTTTCCGGTGTATTTCAGTATTTCAAAGACAATGTGGTAGTTGGCTTCATCCAGGGTTTGAAGGAAAAATTCACGAATGGCACTCTGATTTTTGACTACACCAACGAAAGTGGCTTGAAGTTCACCAATTGGTTTATCAAGAGAACAGGCAATGCTAATGCAATTATGTACTTTTTCATTAATGACGGAAAATCTTTTGCCGAAAGAACTGGCACTACTTATCTGGAAGAAAGAACTTTTTTCACGGATGCCAGGAAAATGCTAAAGGACAAGTTGGGCGTAGTCACAAAGGTTTCTATGGCCGTTGCAGACAAAAAGAAGCAAACGATGATTATCCAATTGCGTCTTAACTAAAAAAACTCCTCACCACCCGTCAAAAGGTAGTGAGGAGTATCTTTTTGCCCTTACGCTCGGATTTCGCCGCCGTGCTTGAAGGTGAACCGCACATCGTCCCTTGTGTAGACTGTAACGAAATCCACCAGCCCACACCAAAGGCTGACATCGAACTTCTCCACCAAGCCATCCTGTGCCCGCAGGGTTTCCAGAAAGGCTTCGATTTGGGCTTGCCGTGCCTGCTTATCGGAGATGGCAGCGGTGACCTCATCGTACCGAGCCTTGGCGGTATCGTACCGAGCGGTAAGCCCATCGTAGCGTTTTTGGTATTCCACCTGGTCGAGGGCAACATGGGCATTTTCGTAAATGCACTTCTGCATCAGATCCGAGACCACAGTCAGTTCCTCTTCCAGGGTGGCAGACTCGGTTTCCAGTCCGCTTGTGTCGAGTGCCGGAAGGACTGCGCCGATAACCGCATCAATGACCGCAGCCTTCTGCGATATAAGCTGATTGACCGCCGAAATGAACAGGGCTTGCAGTTCCTCATCAGTAAAGTGCGGTGTGGTGCATTTTTCTTCGCCTTCGAATTTGTGGTTGCAGCGCCAGATGGTCTTGCGGTATTTGTCGGTGGAGTGCCAGGTCTTTGACCCGTACCAATGCCCGCAGTGACCGCATTTGATTTTGCCGGAGAAAAGGTGGACACCGCTGTGTCTGCCTCGGCTGCTGTTTCTCCGAGCCAACTCCTGCTGTACCAGTTCAAACTGCGCCGGAGTGATGATGGCTTCATGGTTGCCTTCCACATAATACTGTGGAATTTCACCCTCGTTCTGCTTTTTCTTCTTGGTAAGGAAGTCCACGGTGTAGGATTTCTGCAGGAGCGCATCGCCCTTGTACTTCTCATTGGTGAGGATGCTGCGAACCGCTCCGGCATTCCATTTGTCCTTGCCGCCCGGTGACTTGATGCCCTCGGCGGTCAGCTTGGTGGCGATGCCGTAGGGTGACACCCCTTGCAGGAACATACTGTAGATGCGCCGAATGATAACCGCTTCTTCGGGGTTAAGTACCAGGTTGCCATCGGGACCACGGTCATAGCCGAGGAACCGCTTGAATGGAACGGTGACCTTGCCGTCTGCAAAACGCTTTCTTTGACCCCAGGTGCAGTTTTCCGAAATGCTCCGGCTTTCTTCCTGTGCAAGGGAGGACATGATGGTGATCAGCAACTCACCCTTGGAGTCCAGCGTCCAGATGTTCTCCTTCTCAAAGTAAATCTCCACACCTTTTTCCTTAAGCTGTCGGACGGTGGTAAGGCTGTCCACGGTATTACGGGCAAATCGGCTGACGCTCTTGGTCACGATGAGGTCAATCTTGCCGTTCAGGGCATCTTGAACCATCCGCTTGAAGCCCTCGCGGTGCTTCGTATTGGTGCCCGTTATGCCTTCGTCCGTATACACGGAAACGAACTCCCAATCGTCCCGCCCCTTGATATAATTGGTGTAGTAATCCACCTGGGCGGTGTAGCTGGTTAGCTGTTCCTCGCTGTCGGTGGAAACACGGGCGTAGGCAGCCACGCGCCGTTTCTTCTTTTCGTTAATCGGTGTTGCTGTGAACCGGCTGATTGTTGCCGGAATTGTCGTTACTCTCGCCACGGCGTTTCCTCCAATTCTCTTTCATTTTTCTGCTCATTTCGGCTTTGCGTTCTTCGCTGTGCGGAGGCATTGTCCGCTTGTTTTTCCATTCGGCTTCGATGTCCCGTCCGTCAAAGAAATGGAACACCAGTCTGCCTTTGTCCACGATGCTGATGTACTGGATCTGCTGACGGAAGGCGTCCTCGCTGAACTCTGCAAGCCCCATAGCCTTTGCTGCCAAGTCATGTAAGGTCGGCTCCGGCAGGGACAGGCTGTCGCATTGTGCGGAAGATGCACACCGCCATACACTCACATAGCTGCCATCCACACGCTTGGAACGCTGTCTGCGGTAGTTTTCACCGCATTTCTCACAGCGGATTCGGCTTGTAAAGCAAGTGCTGTGAGCCGTCAGTTGCCGTTCCTGTACCAACTTGCCCTTGGCGGCGCGGCGCTCGGCTGTCCAGGCGTCCTTCTTTGCGGTGGAAACCCAGGTGGTGCGGATGACCCGCCCGTCAGTCATGTGGAACTCCAGAACCAAATGCTCCGGCACGATGATTTTCTCCACCTGTGCGCTGAAGATTTCCTCATCAAATGTATCAAGCCCCAGAACCTCGGCGCACTTGGCCTTGAGGGTTTCCTCTGGAATATCCCTCGCAGGGCAAGAACCACCTTTCTTTTTCTGCGTTCCGCAGCCGTAGGTGGTGTATTTTTCGCATTGCTCCACGGGGAGGCCTTTCAGCCTGCGCCTGCGGGTATTTCGCATAAAACTCTGCCCACAGTGACCGCATTTGATTTTCCCTGTGAAGCAGTTGAGGTTGAGGGACTTGTTTCCGAAGACCCCAAGGTCTCGTCTGCGTTTGAACTCTGCCTGGACTGCCTGCCATTCGTCCATCGGAATGATGGCTTCGTGGGTGCCCTCTACGAAATACTGTGGTAACTCGCCACGGTTCTTTTTCCGTTTCTTTGAGATGGGGTCAAGGCAGTATTCCTTGTGGAAGAGCATATTGCCCGTGTAGGTAATGTTGGTGAGGATCACCTTTACATTGGAATCCACCCAGGGGCAGCCCTTCCGTGTATAAATGCCACGCTCCATCAAGGCTCTGCCAATCTCGATGCGTGATGCGCCTTTCATGTATTCGCTGTACATGAAACGGACGATTTCAGCTTCTTCGGGAATGATGACCAGTTTGTCATCCACCCATTTGTAACCGAAGATGGTGAACTGTCCGTTGGGGATGCCCTGCTTGAACCGCTGAATGGTGCCCCATTTGACATTGTCGGAAATGCTCCGGCTTTCTTCCTGGGCAAAGGATGCAAGCAGGGTCAGCATCAGTTCTCCGTCCTCGGTCATGGAATCGATGTGTTCCTTTTCAAACTGTACGGAAATGCCCAGGTCTTTGAGGTGGCGAACCGTTTCCAGAAGATCTACGGTGTTGCGCGCGAAACGGGATATGCTCTTGGTCAGCACAATGTCTATTTTTCCGGCTTCGCAGTCGGCAAGCATCCGGTTGAACTCCTCACGGGATGTGGTCTTTGTACCTGTTATGCCGTTGTCGGCATAAACACCTACATACTCCCAACCTGGGTGCTTCTGTATGAGGGCGCTGTAATAACTCACCTGTGCCGAAAGGGAGTGCTGCAGCCGTTCGGATTCCATTGAAACTCTGGCATAAGCTGCGACCCTTTCTCTGCTCGGCATCTGCGGAACTTTTGGTTCAATTTTATTTACTATCCGCATGAAAATCACTCCTTTCCGACACTATATTCGCTCTAAAAAGCTAAATTATCCAGTCATTTTCGGATAATAATGTAGCCAAAGATGGCGAAAAATCCGCCCTCAGTTTTGTATCAATTACGGCATATTCCTCCTCGGTCAGAAGCCCTTTCTCGCGGAGGTTTTTTACTATGGAAATGGCGGTCAGATAGTTCATTTCCGCAGAAAACTGTGTCTCACTCATTGCCGTCACCACCTTTGAAGCGGTCTGCAATGTAGCAGGAGCGGCAGCAGTATTTCCGTCCGGCATTGCCGTATGCCGTGAAGGGCTTTCCGCAGTGAGCGCAGGTGAAGGCATAGACAGCCTTGCGGTTGACCTTTTCCGGGTGAGCGTTCCACCAAGCCTGTCTGCACTTGTCCGAGCAGAACTTCATGTGTTTCTTGCCGGGGGTCTGTATCAGCACAGAGCCACAGTGTAGGCAGAAGTCAGCATCCAGGCTGATGCGGTTGTTTTCTGCCTTTGTGCCGGTTAGTCCCATTTTTCGACAAAATGCGACAACGGTATCTTTCTTTATTCCCACCGCACTTGCGATGGTGGCATATCCATATCCCTGTCCGCGCAGAGTGGTGATCTGGCTTTTCTGTAAATCCGTCATAACGGGTCCTCCAATCTGAGGGGTCTCCTCAGTTGGCACTTGGTCAGCACATCTGCATTTTGACGAAAATTTGGGCAAAAAAATAAGCCCACCGAAGAGAAAAATCTCCTCGATGGGCTTATTGGGTTACTTATTCGGGATTTTCAGCTTCATGCCGCTGTAAATGACATTGCTTTTCAGCCCGTTCAGGCTGACGATTTCTTTGTAGCGGCTGCCGTTGCCGAGATACTTCTTGGCGATTGCCCAGAGGGTATCTCCATGCACCACGGTATAAATGCGGTAGGTCTCCGCAGGCTTTGAGGTGACAAGCGCCAGATCGGACACCTTCACCGGGGACATAATGGCATTTTTGCCGTCCTCGCTTTTGTTGATGACGGCACGGTCGCCGGATACGCTGTGAACGAACCAATTTTTCCTCTTGACCCAGGACGGAATCGTCTGTCCGCCGTAATACTTCGTGCCGGTGATTTTCACAAGGTCACCCGCCTTGATTGCAGAAGTAGTCGGTTTTGCTGGTTCGACCGGCTTTACCTCACTGCCGAGAGCCGCCGTGACCTTGGATGCCAGATCGCCCATACGGGCATACATCCAGTTGCCGGGGCAGCTTTTGTTGGCAAACCACCGATGGACGGTCAGAACCATCTCATTGGATTTCGGCGTGTAGTTCAGCGTCTTGTTCTTATCTCCCAACCAGAGCAGCTTTGTTTTGCCGTTGCGCTTACAGATATCCACGCAGAGCTTGATGAGTGTCTGGTAAACGACATCCTTGAACGCATACGGCTCGGTGGTATCGGAAGCGCACTCAATGGTGACGGCTCTCCGGTCGTTGGCTGCGGAGGAAGAACACCAGGAGCGGTTCTTCTCTTCCACATACATACCGACTCTGCCGTCCACACCGATGCCATAGTTGCTGCTTGCCTGCCGGGATGCAGGCAGAAAGATGTTGCCCAGTGTTTCCACCGAGCACTGACCTACCACGCAATGCGGCGTGATGCGGTCAATGCTGTGGGTGCGCTGCCCGGAATGGTTCGGGCTGAGTTTGGTGTAGGACACCATGGAACTGTTCGTGTAAGCCATATTATTCGTCCTCCTTTTCGCTGCGGTCATGAAGCTGCTCCAGCACGGATTTCAGCTTCTGTGGAATGGGCAGTCCCAGATAAGCGGCATTCTCAATCAGCGAGACGCCCTCGTTGGAGATGTAGAAGAAAATGACGGCAGTGCGCAGAACGCTGCCGCTGCCGATGACCTGCGCATCAATGATGTGTCCGATGCCGACCAGGGCAAAAATCAGGATCTTCTTGAAAATGCCCTTGAAACCGACTTCGCTGGACAGCTTCTTATCCACCACGGCGCACATGATGCCGGTGATGTAGTCGATGACTACGAATGCCAGAAGCGCATAAAGCAAGCCGTCACATCCTCCCAAGAACCATCCCAGCCAGCCGCCGATACCGGCGAATACCACCTGAATGGTCGTCCAAAATTCTTTCATGTTGTTTGTCCTCCTTTGAATTTGAAAATGGGTATGAAAAAAGGCACTCCACAGAGCGCCTTGATTCCAATAAATATTCCTTATGTTACCGTGGTCAGCGACACCGTGTGCCACGAGGACCACGTGCCGCCGTAGTTTCCTCGGATGTACATCCTCGAGCCGTCATAGACGGTGTACCGCTGCTGAATGAAGTAGCTTTCCGGCAGAAAGACCTCCAGCATACCGATTGTGGTGGTCGGAAAGTGCTTTGCCGTGGAAGCGGAATACGCAAAATAGTAGCCGGGAGTCTTCACATTGTTGAGGTCGGTGGTCGAGCCGTCCACTCTGCCCATTTTGCCGTGGACATTGACACCATTCATGTGGATGCTACCGTCCACATCGAGTGTTGCTTGCGGGTCCGGCGTGTTGATGCCGACTTTCTTTTTACGAAGCGCAATGAGCGGCGTACCCTGCGGGACAGTAAAATAAAGATCCAGACTGCTCAAGGAATAGAGCTTGTCTTGGATCTGTAAGTGGAAGTCGTAGGATGCGTTGGCATCCAGACTGCACAGTTCCAAATTGGAGTAGCTGAAAGAGGTTCCGCTTTTTGTCGTGCCAGAATAGATGCTGGTGTAGCTGCCGTAACTGCTCTCACTGGTTTTCTTGTACCGATACCGCACATAAACCACGCTGTTTTTCTGCATCCCGTTTACTGTCACTGCGGAAATAGAACCGTTGAATTTGAGCTGCATTTCCGCTTCGATATCGTTGGTGCGCCGGAGCGTTATCGAGGATATCTTCGGCTTGGTGTACGGAATGACCGTCACCGTCTGTGAAGTTTCGGCAGTGTAGCCGCGGGAGTCCGTGACCGAAAGCGTGACCGTCACACTGCCGGACCTGGTGATCTTTCCGACTGTGATAGCAGACCCAGTTGAATTGGATGCGGATAAACCGTTGCAGGAAGCGGTGTAGTTGGAAATGGACGCTCCGTTCTTCGCAGTCGCTGTTCCGGGAGTGACCTTGAGGGTCGAGTAGTCCTGCACGAACAGCTGGTCGTTGCCCGTGAGGTTCTTTGTGGTCGTGTAGCTGTCGGCATAAGTGAATCCGCTTATGGTCGGAGCGGAATTGGTCGCCGTGGTCAGTACAGTGGCGGTTTTGCTTGAAGTGCTGCCAATCTGTGTAGAGCCGCTGTAAGACGAAACTGCAAAGGTACCTGTGAACGACTTGATGGACGCCATAGCGTTCAACAGCGTTGTTCTCTGCGCCGATGTCAGCGTGACTGTGCGGTTCGCAGTGCCCTTTGACCAGGAAAGCCCGGAGAGGGTCAAGATCGTTGTGCCGCCGTTTTTGAGCACCAGCGTATTGGTGTAGGATGCTTCGTACACGGTCACATTGATGGTAATGGAAACCGTGGCATTGTCCGCCGTCACCGTGTTGACATTGTTCACCACCGCACCGCCCAGCGTCTTGACCGTAGAACTGCCGGAAGTGCCGTAGACCTGGTTGTATTGCCGTCTGACCCTGACCTTGACCGTATAACTCGTATTTGGAGAAAGTGAGGTCAGCGTTACACTTGCACTCGTTCCTGCCGTGGTAGAGAACTGTGTCCATGTTGATCCACCGTTTACGCTGTACTGCCAGATATCTGCCGTAGCAGAAGATGATGCGGATATCTTAAAACCGTTTGCCGTAACATTCGAAGTGCTGAAGGTTACAGTAGGTGCATTGCGGTCGATGGCAGTCAAGGTCATGCTGCCGCCGTATTCCTGAGGACCGTAGATGTACACACGGGTAGAAAAGCCGACCGTTATGGTTTTGCTGCCGTTGCTGTCATGAGCTACGGTGATCGTTCCGCTGACCGAGCCTTTCTTTGCCGGGAACACCTTGGAATCCCATGCGGTTCTTGCTTTGTAATAGACCTGCGTCCCGTTGATGGTAACAGTGGTGGTGTCTATGGTGTAGTAGGTGGACGAGCCGCCGGTTGAGGTCAGCGTCCAGGAAAGCGTGGAGGTGTTGTTGACCACATTCACACTTTCTGTAATATCCAGTTGCAGATAGCGCCCGTCATAGGACGCACTTTTCCATGTAGCCATATGACCTCCTTAATCCAGAATTACGATGTTCAGCCCCTCGGATGCCGTTGGCATTGGAACGAACTTTGTCTTGCCTACGGTTAGCTCACCGTCCACCGTGGTTTTCTTGGTCTGGGTTTCGTCTTTGTTCAAGGTGAAAATCACCTCATCATTGTAGTAACCGGCGAACTCCGTGTTCGTGATAACCGTCCGCTGAGAGGATGCGCTGTTGGACACCTCAATACCGCGCTTATCGATCTTGACCTCCTGGGTGTAGATCTCGTTGGGTGCGGGTGTCCACTTTCGGGGTATCGCCCCTTCGGAGATCATGATGTCCGCGAGATAGATGGACGCATCCCGACAGTAGCAGTAAATACGCAGCGTGGGGTCGGTCACATCCGTGAGCGTTACGGAGTAATCCGTCCAGTCAAACGCCGTGGACTTATTGAACAGGTACTTGGTTTTGTTCCCGTTGTAGGTCACATAGAAATACCCGGACATGGTCGAGGTTTTCTTTGCCCGAACCGAGATCGTGTAAGTGCCGGGAACTACCCCTCGGATGTACTGCGACAGTGAGGAGTAAGCCCCCAGCACAAAGCAGGAGTCGGAAATGGTGTTGTTCTGGGTGTCTGTGGAGGCATCGGTTTTCACCGTACCGGAGTAGCTCCAATCATCCGTGATACCGTTCAGCCCGGAGGAGTTCTGCACATAGTTGATACCGCCGATGTACTGTTCCTGCATGGTAACAGAAAGCCCGTCCACCGTCTGCTGAAGCTGAGAAATCCTGCTTTCGGAACTCAGCACTCGCTCCTCCAGAACGCCCTGGTCATTGGAAACCGTCTCCACCGTTTCGGTGAGGTTTGCCACATAGCTGTTCAGACCGTCAATGGTCTGCTGGAACTGCGCATTCTTCTCTGTGAGAATGGAAATGGTGGTGCGGATCGTTTCAATGTCGTTCTGCACCACCCATGCGTTTCCGTTCCATATCTTCGTTTCCGGTGGGGTCACGGATGTGTCCACCCAGAGCTGTCCTTCGTATGGGTTCTCCGGCGGCGTGTCCGAGGTGACCACATCGCAGAGACTGATAATCGTGAACTGAGCCGATGCGATCATCTCACCACCTCCTCAAAGCGCAACAACGACCATGAAGGTTGCCTTGGTATCCACATCTGCGCTGGACACCGACAGGGTCTTGCCGGTCTTGGAGCCGTTGGTACCCCAAGAAGTATCGATTGCACCATCCTTGTTATACTTCGTCCAGGTGTAACTGCCATTTCCGGCTGCATCCACTTCAGACCCCGCCTGATAGCAGACGGCGGTCAGCACCGTGGCGCCCTGTCCGTTCTTGAACACATCGCCGCCCGTAGAGGTGACGATGATCTGCAGCGGGTCGGAGTTGTCGATAAAGGTCGCCACATCGAAAAACTTCGTGTTGTAGGACGCAGAAGCGGAATCCGTATCCTGCGCACAGCATTTGAATACCGCATAGCTGTTGACTGCAGCGGCATAAATGGTGAGCGTTGCGGTAGCCGTTCCCGCATACTGTCCGGATGCATCCGACAGTTTTCTCCAGCCAATGCCGAAGTCTGCGTCATAGCCGGTAGAGGAAGTTGCCGCCACGGAAGCATCCATGACCGCCCACTTGTAGCTGACCTTGGTGCTGTCCACCGTAGAGCCGCGCCACAGTTCCGCTTTTGCAGTCAGGCTTGCGACCTCCTCGTTCTTGAACACATTGCCGTTGGGCGTGGTGACCAGCAGGTCGACGATACCGCTGCCATTGACCACACGGGAGAAGGAAATGGTCAGCGGATGGGTCAGCGACAGACCGGTGCTTTCGTCCTTGTAGGTGATGACGCAGCGGTAGTCGATGCCGGGCAGCTCTGCCATGACATTGGCCTTGACAGTGAGAATGTGGCTCTTTGCGCCACTGAGTCCGTAGTTCGTGCCTGCGGTGATGGCGGTGTTGCTGTCACCAACATACCATTTGACTGAGGTGACATTTGCGGTGGTGATCTGGTCGGCAGTCGTGCCGATGACATACAGACTGGGCGTCAGAACCAGGTTCTTTGTTTTCCAGTCTGGGGTATAGCTGCCGTTGTCGGGGTTGTACATCTGCGTCTTGGCGAGGTTCGAGCCGATGTACCCCGTCAGCGTCAGTGCGTCATTGTAGTCTATAATCGTAAACTGACCTTGTGCCTTGCTCATGTGAGAAGCCTCCTTTGAATTTGTGGGGTTTTCCGGCTTAACACCGGTGTCTTGAGATGGTTCTGTGGTTGCCATAGAAAAGTCCTCCTTTATAACAGGCTCTGCCGGGTGGTGGTGTCGATGAGGTCACAGTAAAAAGTAGCGCGGACTTTGACATCCGCACTGGTAATGACCACAGCCTTTGAACCGCCGAAATGCTGCTCGTTCCAAACTTTGTCCGCTTCGGTATCCTCGGACACCCTTGTCCAGATAAACTGGTTGGCATCCAGCGTGTCGGTGATATCCTTATCCCAAGAATACACCACCGCCGAAAGCAGCGTCTTGACATTGCCGTTTTTGAAAATGTTCCCATTGGATGAGGTAATGACCAGCCGGAGCATTTTCTGCTCCTCGATGGTGGTAATGCGGTCGCTGACCTCGGTGACCTCTTTGCTGGTGGCGTAGGCGCGAAGCACGACTTCGCCGCTTTCCAAATCCCAGTAGGACGAGCCGTCCTGAGACTGGATAACGCCTGCTTTGATGATGTTTGCTACCAAGCTGCCAGAGGTGATGAAGTCCGCTACGATCTGTCCGTCTGCCGTGATGGCGGTTTCGTAGGGACCGTTGTAGCCGTTATGGGAAAAGCCCAGGCCGCCCACATTCCACCGCCAGACATTGACCGCTTCGTCAATGGATGGAGCGTCCAAAATCAGCAGCTCGTAGGGCTGTCCATTTTTCTCCGCAGTGTGTATGACCACATAGCCGCCGCTCTGCCCGGTGATAAGCCCAGTAGCCTTGCCGATGGCGGTTTGAAGCAGCTTCGGAAAGCGGCCCACCGTGGACTCCACCTTGTCCACCGTTGACTGCACCTCTGAAATGGTGGTAATCATGCTTGACTTGCTCTGACCGAGGGAAATGCTCTTGTACCGTTCGGCAAGGGTGTCGTATACCGTTTCAATGACCATAGCGGAGACGCTGACTCCCAATGCCGAGTGCCGGATAGTGACGGTATCGCAAAGGTTGACCCGTTCCAACAGTGCCGAGTACTTCGGCTGCTTCCACAGCGGCTCAAAGGAAACCTTGACCGTAGGGATGGTCGCACCCAGCGGATTTGCCTTGATATAGCTGTTAGCTTTGGCACGGAGGGCCTTCTCGGTCACAACTCCGTCAAACTGGTCGGAAAAGTCCAGAATAAGCGTTTTTGCCCGGACGATCTCCGAGGTCACAATGGGGAGCGTGATCTCCGGCAGCGTGACCACAGTCTCATTCTCTGCGCCTTCCGGGGTGTACACGGCATACGGGAGCAGTGCGGTATACACACCGCTGTTGTCCTCGTCCTGCTCCAATGCGGTGAGGTTCTTGCCGTATTCAATGACCACTCCGGTCTTCTGCCCACGGTGCGAATGGAACTTTACCGTGAAGTTGTCCCATTCAAACTCGCCGTGCCACTGAGAGAGCATGGAGCCTTCCGTGCCGCCGAGGCAGGCGCGGACGCTTTTCGGCTGCGTAACGGAAAATGCCTTTGCGTCCGAGTAGTCCGTCCAGCCTGTGAAGCGTGTATCTCCGGCAAGAAGCTGCGAAAGAATGAGCTGCGGAGAGCGGCTCTCGGTCGAAAACGGCAGCACCGGCACATTGGCGAGGTCATAGGAGATGTGCTGACCGTAGATGGTGACGATGCCGTTCAGTGGCTTCGTGATACGATAGATGCGGAATGCCTGGTCTGCGGCGGTATCATTAGGCTTTGCCTTAACGATGCACTCCTTGGTAATAAGCCCATAGTGCTGACCGCTGATTGGATATTTCAGCAGGCATTCAAACACACCGTTTCGCTCCTCGGTCACCTCGCAGGAGATGGTATCCGTCAGCACGCCCAGACCGAAGGTGGAAAAATCCGTTGCGTTTGCGAGATAAAGTACGGGAATCATAGGCTGTCACCTCCTTCTGAGCATAAAAAAAACCACCGGAGATTTCTCCACGGTGGGTTGGGTTGAATGATTCAATTTTGTTCGACAAACTGGAATTTATTTGGAAGATTTTATTATCCATTCATCAAGAAATTTCATTTGTTCATCCGTATGAAACCAATGCTCTCCATTTTTCATAATAGAAAGTGTTGAATTAGTCCTCTGTACAAATTCAAATATCGTTCCATAAGCGGTAAGATTATCTTTTTCACCATACAAAATGTGCGTTGGGATTTCCCATATAATAGGATTTTCTCTTGCATAGCAAAGATAATCCCATGAAAGAGTCTCTCCAAAGGTTGTCTGAATTTCTTTTTTCTCTTTGAGTTCATCCTCTGTAACATTTGCCCAAATCATCATATCAGCAATAAGCCTTTCCATATCTACAACGGGCGAAATAAAATATGCTTTCTCTATTTGCTGATTTGATAAGGCATTGATAGCAAAATACGCTCCAATGCTATTGGCAATTACTTCAACAGTCTTGTAGTTTCTATAAATTGAATTAAAAAGTAATGGAAATTCTTCTTTTGCTTCCCATGGAAACTGTGCAGTATAGTCGAGACCAATCACATCACAATTACTAAAGAGCGGTTTGTAATGAATAGCTTCTTCAGCATTACCACCTTTTCCATGTATATAAATAACTGCTTTATCCACAATAGTTATCCTCCACAAATTCCGATTTGTCATTCTGATTTTAAGAAATTATACCATACTTTTATGAACTTTTCTACTGCCTGTATTTACAAGCACCGCCACCTCGGAATGACTTCAACTCTCCGCACATTTCCGGCACAGGCAATTGTATTTTCTCCCGGCTTCAGCACCGGAAAGCCTTCTCCGGAAAGGATATCGTTTTTGAGAACGGTACCCTTGTAGCAGTTCATGTGTTCGCTGTCGATTTCAATGTACTCGTCCACACCGTAAAGTACCCAGACGCTTGTACCTTGGCCTTCCGGCTGAATCATGAGCCGAATCAGACCGCTGCCATAGATTTTGATATACGGACGGCTCTCAAAAGCAGTCGGATTTGTAATCGTCAGTTCGGATGCGTCTACTGACACTGTTTGCTGTCCCGCAAAGCTGTACTTGAAGGGCTTGCAGTTGAAGGTCACGGTGAAGCAGCCGATTTTATTCAGTTGCTCCTCAATATCCAGCACACCGGATATGACTCCGTAACGGAAATACTCCGCATCGTAGGAATCGGTGAGTTCGTGGTATCTGTCCGGCTCGGAGTACAGCCAGCCCTTGATGTCCCGCAGAACGGAGGCAAGGGCGGCGGTATTCTTCCGCATGAGGAACACCGTATAGGTGACCTTGATATTGGAAAAGCGGCGGTTGGGGTTGATGATATCGCCGCTTCTTCCGGGGATGGAGATGAACTCCGCATCGTAGCTTGGGGCGGAAAACACATCCTTCTTTTCGATATGCAGGCCGAAATCAGCGGAGCTGCGGCCGTTGTAGGTAAAATAGGTCATGCGAATACCACTCCTTTCCGCTGGGCGAACTGATTCGCCGTTTCCATGACTTCGTTGGTCAGCTGACGGATGTCCTCATTGCTGTAATTGTTAAAGGTGGCAATGTTCAGTGCAATGGTGAAAGCAGACGCCGCCTTGCCGGTCACACCGTCCACGGCAGAGCGGATCGAGCCGTTCACATCAAAGTCCGTGGGCAGAGCCGTCTGCATATCGTGAGCGAGGTCGCCCATGACACCGTTGATGTCCTCAGCCATGCCTTCGGCGGCTTTGACCGCTTCATCACCGTTATCCTCAATGGAGCCGGACAAGCCCTTGACCAGCATTTCGCCGACCCACGCCATCTCTTTCGAGGGCGAATGGATGCCGAAGAAATCACAGATGCCGTCCCAGATGGAGGAGATCCACCCGGACACCTTGTTCCACAGCCACGAGGCAAGCTGCTGAATGCCACTCCACAGTCCCTTGACGATGTTGCCACCGATCTCCACGATTTTATACATCAGAGAGCCGAAGGCTTTCACGATGCCTGCAATGATTTGCGGCACAGCCTTGACGATCTCCACGATGATAGTCGGCAGGTTTTCAACCAGGGCAACGAACAACTGCACACCTGCCATGATGATTTTGTCGATGTTCCCGACCAGTGCATTGACGATGCCGGAGATGATTTGCGGAATCGCCTGCACAATGGTGGTGATGATCTGCGGCAATGCCTGAATCAGCGAAATCAGTAGGTCGATGCCCGCCTGAATAATCTGGGGAATGGCGTTCAGCACAGCGGTGATAATGCCGTCAATGATTTTCGGGATTGCTTCCACGATTGCCATAACGATTTCCGGCAACGCAGCCACCAAGGATGTCAGAAGTTGAATGCCGGTCTCGATAATCTGTGGAATGGAATCCAGCAGAAATGTAATGATGCCGTTTATGATTTCGGGAAGTGCCGCAATTAAAACAGGAATGGCATCAAGCAAGCCTTGAGCCAAGCCTGTAATCAGCTGAAGCGCTGCGTCCAGAATCATGGGCAAACTGTCTACCAAACCCTGTACGATGGTGACGATAGCCTGTACCGCCGCAGGGATAAGGGTAGGCAGAGCGTTTCCGATGCCCGCCACCAGCGTTGTCACAAGCTGTACCGCCGCATCGATGAGCAGCGGCAGATTCTCGATCAGCGTGTTCACGATGGTCATAAGGGCTTGAACGGCAGCGGGAATCAGCTGCGGTAACAAGGATAGAATGGTACTGAGCACCTGGGAGAATAGCTCTGTCACCGATTCCAAGAGCGTCGGGAGCAGTTCGCCTACCGCCGTCAGCAGCGCGTCCAGCACCGTGGGCAATGCGGCGATGATGTTCTCGATGACCGGAGTGATATTCTCCACCACGGTCTTGAAAGCATCGACCATGTTGCCGCACAGCAGCTCCATGTCCGCATTGGCGTCACCGAACCCTACGATGAGGTTGGAAACGGCGGATTTCAGCGCATTCATGGAGCCGGAGATGGTAGCTTCCGCTTCTTTGGCGGTGGTGCCTGCAATGTCCATGCTTTCCTGCATGACATGGATGGCTTCTACCACATCGGCGTAGGAGGAGATGTCATACTTGACGCCGGATATCTTTTCCGCATCGGCAAGGAGCCGCTCCATTTCCTGTTTTGTGCCGCCGTAGCCCAGCTTGAGGTTGTCGAGCATGGTGTAGTTTTGCTTGGCAAAACCCTGGTAGGCGTTCTGGATAGAGGACATATCCGTGCCCATCTTATTGGCGTTATCGGACATATCCGTAATGGCCATGTCAGCGTATTTCACAGCCTTTTCCGTATCGCCGCCGAGAGATTGGATCAACGATGCGGAAAAGCCCGTGACCGTCTCCATGTAGTCGTTTGCGGATAGGCCTGCCGTCTTGTAGGCATTGGCGGCATAGGTCTGAAGCTGCTGCGAGGAATCTTTGAACAGTGTGTCCACGCCGCCGACCAGCTGTTCGTAGTCGGCATAGGCGGCAATGACCTCTTTGCCCAGCTTCACGGCAGCGGCTCCTGCGGCAACAGCCACAGCGCCCATGGCCGCACCTACGGTTTTCAGCACACCACTCAGCTTACTGAACTTGTTCTCGGACTTTTCTGCGGAATCGCCCGCGTCCTCGACCTCTTCGCCCATATCGTCCGCCGCCTCGGAGGTGTCTTTCAGCTCACGCTCCATATCGTTGAGGGCGGCCTCGGCGTTGTTCAGCTGGATCTGCCAGTTCTGGGTGCGGCGGTCGTTCTCGCCGAAGGAATCGGAGGCGTTTTTCAGCGCAGCACGGAGGGTTTCAATTTTCTGCTTCTGGGCTTCGATCTGATTGCCCAGGGCCTTGTGCTTTGCGGCGAGGGCTTCGGCGGAACTGTCGTTTTTGTCGAACTGCGAGGTCACCAGCTTCATCTCGGAACCCAGCACCTTGAAGGACTGGTTGATATCTGCCAACGCCTTTTTGAATTCCTTCTCACCCTCAAGACCGATTTTCAGTCCGAAATTATCCGCCATGTGCCGTCACCTCCTTAAATCCCCTCCGGGATAATATCGTCAATATAATGCTCCCTCGCTGGGGTTGCCTGACCGTTATACTGCTTGTGGCACTCCCACAGGTCGAGCAGCAGGCCGAACGGCATCAGCCACACCTCATCCTGTGACAGATGCAGGTGGGCAAGGCCGTAATAAAGAAGCCGGGTAAACAGCTCTGCATCGGAGACTGTTACCCGACTTGTGCGTTTTTTGAGTCTTTCTCGCTTTCCACATTCCGCTTGGTGCCCTTGTAGAGCGCCTCCGTGATAGCGGTTTTGTATCCGGCGAGGTCGAGGGGTGTCGTCAGAAGCTCTACCACATCCTCGGTGAGCAACTCCTTGGGATGCTCCTTATCCTTGAGGTTGTGGATGAGAATGCTCTGATTTGCCAGAAGCGTAATCAGCCACACAATCTCGCCGATGGCCATCTCGAAGTTCTCGGATTTCATCAGCTTCTCGCCGAGGTTCTCCAGACCGCCGTAGCGACCGGCGATCTCTCTGGTCGCTCTTGTGGTCAGGAGCAACGTGTATTCCTCATCACCGATGGTGATGGTTGCGGTTCTTTCGTTATCCATCATAAGTTACCTCCGTTAAGTGGATTTCTCTGGAGATGCCGCATAGGTCGGCTCGTATACCGTCTTATACCAGTTGGAAATGGTGGCCGCCGTTACGGTGGTATCGCCCTCGGTGACCTCTGCTTTCCAGGGATGCGCACCCTTGGCGTCCGGCTTGTTGCGGCGCAGAATGGTGCCCTCAATGGTGGGTGTGGAGAAGGTGATGCTGTCGCCCTTTGTAGCGAGGTTGGTGGCCGGGATGCCGAACTTCACACGGTAAAGCCAGAAATACTTGTATTTGCCGTTGGACTTCTTCGCACGGAAGCCCACCGCTACGGGTTCGCCGCCGTCCTCGCTTGCGGAGACGACCACGCCGTTTTTGTCGATGGTCGCGCCTGTCAGGTCGGATGCGGCGGTCGCACCGATGTCATCCACGCCGAGTGACAGCGTGCCGCTTTTGAATTCCTTTACGATCTCTGCCGCACCGTCGTCGGCGTAGAGAGTCGCTTCCGCCAGTTCCACAGAAAGCTCTGCGGTCATGGCCTTTGCCAGCTGCACCGGAGAAGCGTAGGTTTCCTCGCCGCTTGCGTCCTCGGTGATTTTGGCGTAATAGAGTTTGTCAAGACCGATGGTTGCCATGTCTTAAACCTCCAAATCATAGATTTTTGCCACATCAATGGCGTAGTGATGATAGCCGGTGTCGGTTTCAAAACCGATGTACCGGCGGTCGGTAATATAGAAATCCGCACCAAGAAGGGTGCGGACGAGTGCATTTTTTAGCTTGGTGTAGCTGCCCTTGGAATACAGAGATAGCCGTGCTTCCTGCGTTTCACAGCCGGGGGCATTGTCGGCATGGAGTTCAAAGGAGTCCGAAAGCGGCGTGATGACCAGATAGACATCCGGCGCTTTGTCGGAAAAAATGCCCGTCTCCACGGGAATGCCGCAGTCTGAAAGAAGCATATTCAGTTCGGATAGCAGGCTCATCGCTTTTCCACCTCCTCTTCCAGTGCCCTGGTCATGGCATCGATGCATTCCTGTTTGGATGCCGTTTTTGCGGGCTTCAGAAATGGTTTTGCAGGCTGTCCGTGCTTGCCGTATTCCAGAATGTTCGCCAGTTTGGCGTTGCTGCCGCCGTCCGAGCGTGGCTCGGCAAAGCCGACCTTGACATCGTGATTGCCGTTCCGGTTCAGCTTGGATGGAGAAAGACCCAGCGCACCTTCCAGTTCGCCGGTGGAACGGGAGTCATATTTCGTGCCCCTGCCCACAACTGAGGAGAGGTTGCTGCGCACCTTGGCAAGAACCACCTCGCCACCGGCTTGCAAAACGGAGTCCGCAACGCTGTCAAAATCGCTGCCCAAGCGGGAGATTTTCAGGAGAAATTCTTCCGGCAGCTTCATTTCACATTTTGCCAATGGTCGATTCACTCCTTTTTGCTAAAACCTCCACATACATCCCACGTCCCTTGACATTCTCCACGGAAACGATGTCGTACCGTCCGTCCTCCGTAATAAGAAAATGGTCGGTGGTGACCGTCAGACCGGGAATGCACCGAAAGCGGAACAGGTCGGTGGCTTCGCTGAATGCAGCGAGGTTTGCCCAACGCTGTGAGCCGTGCCGACCTTCCCGGTACACACGGACGGAAGCGAGGACTTCATCCTCGGAATGGGTGAAGCCCTCGCTGTCCTTGACCTGTTTCGTTTCCACGATGTCGGCAAAGCCGTTCATTTTTCCGAAGCTCATACCTGCCACCGCCTATCCAAACGAAGAAGCAGATTGACCGTGTTCCACACCTGCTGTGCCGCTCCGATGTTATCCGCAAAAAAGCCGCCAGTGCTGCCGTCCCTTGACTCGTAGAAATGGGACGACAGCATGATGACGGCTTGCTCCGTGGTAGGAGGCATAGGGTTCTCCGTGTAGTACCCCTCCGGGATGTGCTGGTAGCTTTCGGCGTAGGAAACAGCGGCGGTGATGTAGCTTTTCAGCAACGCATCATCCACCGTGTGTTCCAGAATGAGGTTGGCTTTCACCTTGGTGAGCAGTTCGTCCATCACCGCCGCCTCCTTCCTTATTCGGTTTTCAGCTTGAGAATCTGAACAGCTTCGGGGAGAATGAGTTTGCCGTCCACACGCTCCTTGGCAACGAAACCGATCATACCGTTGCCCGCGAACAGCTCGTTGAGCTGCTTGAAGGAACGGGTGCCGCGGTCGCCGATGTTGTAATAGCTGTAATCGCCGAAAGCGATAGCATTCTCCGGAGCATACGCAGAGGTATGAACCGTGTAGCCGAGAATGCGGTCCGGTTCGCCTGCCTGATAGGAAGGCTGCCAGATATACGCACCGTTGTTGTCCTTCAGCTTGCGGATCTGCGCAATAGTCTTGTCGTTCATGATGAAAGAGGCAGACTTGCGGTAGGGACGCTTCAGTGCATGGATGAGGGTGATGAGATCATCGCTCTTGAGTGCCGCAGTCAGCGTTTCTGCCACATGACCGCCGCCGGTCTCCGCAAACAGACCGAGGGGTTGACCGACACCGGTGCCGTTGAGGAATGCGTCCTCCTCGGCATTGGCGAGTGCCTTGCCAAACTCGGTGAGAATGTAATCCTCCAGCTTGAACGCATTGTCGTAGAGCAGTTCCTCGGTCACCTTGATAGCGACATGGAGCTTGTGCGCGTCCAGAAGAATCTGTGCAAAGGTTGCGTCACCGAAAGAGAGTGCGCCGCCCTCCTCAATCCACGCAGCGGCAGGCGCAGTCGCTGCAATGTTGATCTTATGCTCACCGGATGTGGTGATGGTATGACCGAGCTTTCGCATGATGTTTTCCTCGGAAAGCGTCTGAATGAGGCGGGAATCATACTCCTCGGGCACGAGGTAGCCGCCGTCAGCGTCAACACCCTCGCGAAGGACATCGCTCACCTGGTGGAAGTTGCTGCGAAGGGCGGTGAGCATTCCGGTGCGGTAGGCATCGGAAGCACGACCGGTCTTGGGCTTCTCGTCAGCGGCAGGCTTACCGTTCATGGGCTTCTCGGTGATGGGCGCAGAAGTGGGCTTGGAAAGCTGAGCCTCCATCGCAGCCATCGCCTCCATACGCTCAATTTCGGCACCATAGTCCTGCACCTTCTTTTCCATCTGAGCATAGGTCTTGGCATCCTCTTCGGAAAGAAGACCGTCCTTGTCGCGCTTGGTTTCCACAAATGCCTTTGCGGCGTTCCAAGCCTTGTTGCGCTTTTCGCGCAGTTCGTTGATAGTCATATTGAATTACCTCCAGTTTTTAATGAGATTGAGCCGATCCAAAAGGTCATCGGCTTTTTGTGTACGGTTGGATTTCGGGGTGATGGCGCATTTTGCGGCGATTTTCTCCATAAGAGAGTTCACCACATTCGCCTTGGAATACAGCATGGAAACTGTGGGGACAGTCATGTCCTCAGCCTCATCGGCACGGCTCATGATTTCATCCGCAAAGCCGAGCTCCACAGCCTTGTTTGCGTCCATCCAAGTTTCCGCATCCATGAGATGAGACAGTTTTGCACGAGACAGCCCCGTCTTGATCTCATAGGCGTTGATGATGGAATCCTTCACGCTTGAGAGCATTTCAATGGCTTTCTGCATCTCATCCGAATTGCCGAATGCCGCCGTCATGGGGTTGTGGATCATGAGCATGGACACGGGAGATACCAGTACTTTTGTACCAGCCATAGCGATGACGGACGCTGCGGATGCGGCAATGCCGTCAATCTTCACGGTCACGTTGCCCTTGTAGTCCATGAGCATATTGTAGATTTGCGCCGCTGCCACGCAGTCGCCGCCGGGGCTGTTGATCCACACGGTAATGTCGCCGCTGCCGATATTCAGTTCATCCTTGAAAAGCTGCGGCGTGACATCATCGTCAAACCAGCTTTCTTCTGCGATGGTCCCGTTCAGAAACAGCGTCCTCTCCTGAACCTGCTCCTGTGTCTCCTGATCGCTCACCGTTTGGGTCTTCCAATTCCAGAATTTCTTCATCGGATTTTTCCTCCTTTCCGTCATCGGTAGGTGTATTTGCAAAAGCCCCGGCATTTTTCAGCGGGAGCATATTGCCGTTAATGAGATACAAATCGCCGCCATCCTCTGCCGGGATACGGTCGAGGTTTTCCAGCTCACGGATGTCGTTTGCGGACATCCAGCCGTTCTGACGGCCAATGGCGTACCCGTTCATGCGGCTCTGGTAATCACCACGGAGCAGACCTTCCAGATTGAACTTCACGAAATACTCTGCCTTTTCGCCTTGGGACAGGAGTGCCCTCTGAATGGACTGCTCCCAACGGATGACCCAGGGGTCAAGGGTGTATTTCACAAACTCAAGGGACTGCTGCTCAATATTAGAAAAGCTCGACTTTTCCAGATCACCGACCATGTGGGGCGGGACTCGGAAAATTCGAGCGATTTCATTGATTTGGAATTTTCGTGTTTCGAGGAACTGCGCCTGTTCCGGCGAGATGCCGATGGGCGTGTATTTCATGCCTTCTTCCAGAACGGCGATCTTATTTGCGTTTCCGCTGCCGCCGAAGGTGGACTGCCAACTTTCACGCACACGCTGCGGATCTTTGATTGTGCCGGGGTGTTCCAGCACACCGCCAGGTGCAGCACCGTTGGCGAAGAATTTGGCACCGTATTCCTCACAGGCAATCGCCATTCCGATGGCGTTCTTCGCCATAGCGATGGGACTGTAGCCGACCAAACCGTCAAAACCGAGTCCGGGAATGTGCAACACATCCGAAGGCTGAAGCGTTACAGCAAAATCCTTGTTTTTAATGGCTTCATCCGAGCCACGATAATAGGTGTAGTACAGACGGCCGTTTTCATCTCTGTCCACGGACATCTTGTTTGGCATCAGCGGGTATAGTGCGATGACCTCGCCCTTGCCGTTGCGGATGACCTGTGCATAGGCATTGCCCCAAAGAAGCAGATGGGTCATGAGGGTCTCACGGAACACGAAAGAACTCATCTCCGGGTTCGGCTCATCGTGGAGCAGTCGATACAGCGGATGGTCGAGAGCCATGGCCTTGCCACCGCTGTTGGTGTATTTATAAAGGTGAAGCGGCAGTCCCGCCACAGCCTCAGACAGAATACGGACACAGGAGTATACCGCCGTCATCTGCATGGCAGACCGCTCGGTCACTGTTTTGCCTGCGGTAGTCCCGCCCATGAAAAAGGCGTAGTTGCTGCCCGTCGTGCGGTTTTGAGGCTTGTCCCTGGATTTGAACAGCCCTGAAAAGATACCCATATAAACTCTCCCTTCATATAAATAAAAGACCTCGACTGTCATAAACAGACTCGGTGGTGTCGTTTCCACAGCGTATAGCTCTGTCAAGTGCCATAATGGTCGCCACAGCACCGTCGATTTTCTCTGTGGATTTTTCCTTGTCTGGCTTGATATTTCCGGCAGGGTCTGTGCGGATGAAAATGTTGTCCATCATCCAGCGGAGAACGGGATGCCCGCCGTGGGCTATTTTCTGTTCCAGCACCAACTTCATCAGTTCCTTGGTGGGCGGGGACATATCCTTGAAGCCCTGCCCGAAAGGAACGACCGTGAAACCCATACCCTCAAGGTTCTGCACCATCTGCACAGCGCCCCAACGGTCAAAGGCGATTTCACGGATGTTGAACCGTTCGCCCAGCCGCTCGATGAATTTTTCGATGTAGCCGTAGTGGACGACGTTGCCCTCTGTGGTCTGCAAAAAGCCCTGCCGTTCCCACACATCGTATGGCACATGGTCACGGCGCACACGCAGGTCAAGGTTATCTTCCGGTATCCAGAAGTACGGCAGAATGATGTATTTGTCATCCTCATCGGTGGGCGGGAAAACAAGCACCAGTGCCGTGATGTCTGTAGTGGAGGACAAGTCCAGCCCTCCGTAGCAGACACGACCTTCCAGATCGTCTTCGCTGACAGCGAACTCGCATTTGTCCCAAAGGTGCATCGGCATCCAACGGACAGCCTGCTTGACCCACTGGTTCAAACGAAGCTGACGGAAGGAGTTCTCCTCGCCGGGGTTCTGCTTTGCCGACTCACAGGCATCACGCACCTTGTCGATGCCCACCGTAATGCCCAGGGAGGGGTTGGCTTTCTTCCAAGTGGCAGGGTCAGTCCAATCGTCCGACTCGTCTGCACCGTAGATAACGGGATAGAAGGTATGGTCGATTTTTCTGCCCTCAATGATGTCCTTTGCCTTCTGGTGAATTTCGTAGCAGATGGATTTGGTATCGTTGCCCGCCGTGGTAATAAGAAAGTACAACGGCTGCATACGAGCATCGCCGGAGCCTTTGGTCATAACATCAAACAGCTTTCGGTTGGGCTGGGTGTGTAACTCATCGAAAACAACACCGTGGGTATTGAAACCGTGTTTGTTACCCACATCGGCGGAAAGCACCTGGTAGATGCTCCCCGTGGGCTGATAAATGAGACGCTTCTGGGAGTCCAGGATTTTGACACGCTTCGACAAAGCTGGACACATACGCACCATGTCGGCAGCCACATTGAAAACGATGGATGCCTGCTGTCGGTCGGCAGCGCATCCGTAGACCTCGGCGCGTTCCTCACCATCACCGCAGGTGAGCAATAATGCCACCGCTGCGGCAAGTTCGGATTTGCCTTGCTTTTTGGGGATTTCGATGTAAGCGGTATTGAACTGCCGATAGCCGTTCGGCTTGAGGACACCGAAGATGTCCCGAATGATCTGCTCCTGCCAGTCAATAAGCTCAAATGGTTTTCTCGCCCAGGTGCCTTTGGTGTGGCACAGGCTTTCGATGAACATGACGGCATAATCCGCAGCGTCCTTATCGTAGTGGGAGGTTTTCTCCATGAACCTTGTCGGTTTGTATTTCTTCAGTTTTCTCGTAGTTCTCACCTCCAAGGCATAAAAAATAGCCGCCACCGGATTCGGTGCGACTTTCGGTATAACGAGCAGCAGCCCCTCTCGGAGCCGTTGCTTTTAATTTGTTGTGAATCAGTTTTCACCGTGGAGCAGCAGCTCCGTGGCAAGTTGGGTGTTTTCATCGGCGGGTTCGATGTCCCAACCTCTGTCGTAGTTGCAGACGATCTCGCCGTCCCGCTTGAGCATCAGCTTGGAAATGCGTCCGCCCTCGATGCCCCATTGGGAGCCGCCTTCGTACTGCTTCATCCAGTAGTGAAAAATCTCTCCGTTGACTTTGATGCTGCCTTCTTTCCACATAATCGTGTCCTCCGTTCGTTTTGTTGTGACTGTATATTACCGTCACTCTGCGGATATATCCAGTCATTTCAGAGTTATAAACTACACAATCTTCAAGGCAGGAAACTGTGTATCTTACAGATTTTACATCTCGCCGGTCAGAATGAAACGCACATATTCTGAGCGATGCTCCTCCAGGAAAATTACCAGTTCATAGAACCGCATCTCGTTGGCGATGTACTGTACCATCGTAATGTCAAACATATTTGTGCGGCCGGTTTTACGGACTGCGAGGATCTGCTCACGGATTTTATCGGTCATCGGTATTCGCCACCTTTCGACAAATATCGACACCGTAGGCTACATTCAAGCCGGAGCCGTTATCCCAGGTCACCATGATGCTGCCGATATCATCAACACCAATCACGGTGCCCTTCGTACCAATGGGTGGCGCCTGTGGATCGTCCATCTGCACCAACTCCACCCGCGCACCCCTTGGGTAGCGCTCACGGAGGGCTTGTAAGGCATCTTTTGAAATCACTCGCATACTTCCACCTCCTTGGGCTGACCGCTTCTGAAGGCAGAACTGCCCGTCAGATTGCGGAGCAGAATCTTCCGTTCGGACTTATATTCCGCACCAATGAAGCCCAGGCGCAGGAGGAAACAGCGGAATGCATATTTGTCATTGTCCGTTGCCTTTTCCTTTGCCACCACACGCTTCTGATTCCGTGCCATTTCACACAGCTTGCAGATGAAGGTATCGTAGGCTTTCATCTCGTCCGGGGTAGGAATGCCGGGAAACCAGGGGAAGGAAACCTTCGTGTCGCTGAACTCCAACGGCAGTTCATCCACACCCAGGGCTTTCTTGATAAGGCTGCCCTTGGCGGTGATGAGTGCCTTGAGGTTTTCCAGGTTCGCATCGGTGAAAAGGCTGCGAGGCATGGAAATGCAGATGCCGGAAAACTCGTCCTCGGCGGGAATGTTGTCTGCCGGAGGGCAATCCTCCAAAGGCTCCTCACCGTCGATGATCGGCTGCTGGGGGCTGTCATACTCGGTGGACTCAGCGATGAAGCCACGCTGCGCCAAGGCATTGACGACGCTGTCAATTACCTTGGGGTCGGCCATATCATCGCACTGCAGGTTGCCCTCGCGGGTGACCGTGAAGCAGTCGATTTGATAGGCGTAGGTTGGGGTCTTGAGGTAGACCGCTTTGGCTCCGGTAATTTCGCTGATTGCATTGACCAGCGGTTTGCGGTCGGTTGCGTTGTAGTAAATTGTCATGGTAGTGACCTCCTTTATTTTTGGTAGTCACATATTACCGTCAGTGTGCAGATATAGCCAGTTATATCTGCACATTTGGAGTGTAGATTATATCCGCACATATCAGCCCTCGTTTTGTGTACACCAGACAATGCCGGAAAGCACGAAAACCACGCATGGCAAAGCCACACCGTTACCCCACATCTTATACTCGGCAGCATCCGAATGAGGGTCACGCAGCCACTTGGCTATCTGCTTCAGCGTCTTGGACTTGGAGGATGTCCCGGCAATTTTTCGATGGGTTTCAAACACATCGTACCAATAGCGGAGGTCATCTGTGGTAGGTTCGATGCCCAGGCTATCGCACCACCAGTCCGGGAAACCCTGCAGGCGAGCGCACTCGGTAGGAGTCAGCCTGCGAACGGTGTAGCCGTTCTGAATAGCACCGGGTCCTTTGGCAACGAGGGTAGGCTGCAATTCTTCCACGAAGGACGGAGAGAATTTTGCGTTCTTGCCCTGGTTGAAGGTGTCCCTACCGATGCCGTAGCAGACAGCGGTGGGGTCTTTATAATCCCTGGCAAGCACCGTAGGCGCCTTGTCCTCGGCCACCTGTGTAAAGCTGCCCGTGGTCATGGCATAGACTGCGTGGCGGTCGACCGTATTGAGGGTAAAGCTGACATCTTCGTTGATGCCGTCTCCCTGGGGACCGTTCTTATCGTCTCTGCCAATCATGGAGCCTTGGATAGCATAGCTTTCCACCACAGCAATGCCGCCTTGGTTGCATCCGGGGTTACCACCGTTGCCGTCAAGGGTTCGTGCCGTCTCTGCTTCATAAATCCCACTGTGAGGATTGTCGGATTTCATAGCATTGCTGTCATGCGAAGAAATACCGAAAGGCTGAAGGACGCAGTTGAAATGGTTCTTGTCCGGCATCCGCTGATTGCCCCCGGCATTATGTGCCGTAAGCGTAGGCGCAGTCTGCTCGCCGTCCCAATTACAAGGCTCGAACAGGGTCTGGTCATTGTTGCAGGAGAGCGTAGCGGACTTGTCCATCTGTATCAGAGGACCCTTTCCACCACCTTCACAGCCGGAGCGGATTTTCATCACAAGAGGCACGTTGTTGCCGCCGGTACCCATGCGAGAGGTCAGCGTCTGAACTTTGCCGTCCTCGGAGATTTTCACACGGCTGTCAGTCGGATGGTTCTCCAAAGCAACAGCAGCAGGAACAACCCCAGCACGAAGCGTGGGAGACATTTCTTCCTCATAACCGATGCTCCGACTCTTTGAGGAATGCTCGGTACAGAACCCGGCTGCCTCCATCACAACAGGGGGATGATGAGCCTCGGCACGGAGAGTGGCGGTGACCTCATCGGTGACATCCATACGGTTGCCGCCCTGGTCGTTCAGCACGATGCCGTTTCTGCCGGTACTCATACCGCAATTCACACCGAGGGTGGAACTTACATCCCCGGTCAGTTCTCCGTTGTATCCGTCAAAGCCTGACGCTCCAACGCAATCCGCAGCACTTCCGGCAGCTCTTTGCCACGAGCGGAAGCCCTCCGCAGAATACCTTGACACGCCTTCGGACTTAAAAAGTATGTCGCGGGCACGCCCACCTGCAAAATCTGCGACAAGGTAGATGCGTTTTCTTCGTTGGGGGACTCCCCAGTATTGAGCGTCAAGAGTTCGGTACGCAACGCTCCATCCGTCTCCCATGTAGCAGTCGGCATAGGGCCACTTTGCTTTTTCAGGCATAGGCACCTGGGTGTCCGGCTCTGCGACCCCGATGACCGCTTCGAGGACGGCTTTGAAGTCTTCGCCACCGTTAGAGGAGAAGGCACCGGGGACATTCTCCCACACGATGTATCTTGGATATTTGCCATCTGTGGCACACCTCATTTCTTCGATAATGCGGATGGCTTGATAAAAAAGAACGGACTGTTGTCCGTCCAATCCGGCGCGCTTGCCCGCAACCGACATATCGGTGCAAGGAGAGCCGAATGTGATAATATCCACGGGTTCAATTTTCCCGCCATCCATCTGGGAAATATCACCGTAGTGTTTCATAAAAGGCAGCCGTTTGGTGGTTACCCGAATAGGAAACGGCTCGATCTCCGAAGCCCACACAGGTGTGATGCCGGAAATCAAGCCGCCCAAAGGAAACCCGCCGGAGCCGTCAAACAGACTGCCGAGGGTCAAATTATTCATCTTGTACCTCCACTTCGGAGTATTTGTAGGTCAGCCCATCACGCTGAACGGTGACACCGTCCGAACTGCCGACCTGCTCAATGTACCGCTTCACGATGACATCGCAGAACTTTTCATCCAGTTCCACGGTGTAGCAGATGCGGTCTGTCTGCTCACAGGCAATGAGGGTACTGCCGGAGCCACCGAAGGGGTCAAGCACCACGGAATTGCTCATGGTGGAATTCTTGATAGGATACGCCAGGAGTGGAATTGGCTTCATGGTCGGATGGTCACCGTTCTTCTTGGGCTTATCGAACTCCCAGATGGTGGTTTCCTTACGACCGGTGTACCACTGGTGCTTACCGTTTTTCTTCCAACCATACAGACAAGGCTCATGCTGCCACTGATATGGACTGCGTCCCAGGACAAGGGACTGCTTTTTCCAAATGCAACAGCCGGACAAATAAAAACCCGCATCGGCAAAAGCCCTGCGGAAGTTCAGACCCTCAGTGTCGGCATGGAATACATAGATGGATGCGTCATCCGCCATTGCAGAGTGCATCTGCGTGTATGCCGCCAGAAGGAAGTTATAGAAGGCATCGTCTGCCATGTTGTCGTTTTTGATTTTGCCTGCGCTGCCTTCGTAGTTGACGTTGTAAGGAGGGTCGGTGATGACCAGGTTCGCTTTGGTGCCGCCCATCAGAAGGTCGTATGTTTCAGCCTTAGTGCTGTCACCGCAGATAAGACGGTGGCGGCCGAGCGTCCAGATGTCACCCACCTTGGAGAAGGTAGGCTTTTCCAGTTCTGCGCCGACATCGAAATCATCATCCTTGGCATCGGCACCAATGTCCAGAAGGTCATCCAGTTCCGAAGGGTCAAAACCAGTGAGGGATACATCAAAGTCTGCACCCTGCAGGTCAGCGATCAGCAGAGCCAACTTGTCCTTGTCCCATTCGCCGGAGATTTTGTTGAGGGCAATGTTGAGTGCTTTTTCTTTGTCCTCGGACATCTCCACCACAACGCAGTCCACCTCGGTCATGCCCATATCCATCAGCACCTTCAGACGCTGATGACCGCCAACCACACGGCCGGTGGTCTTGTTCCAGATGACGGGTTCGACATAGCCGAACTGCTCAATGGAGCGTTTCAGCTTGTCGTATTCCGCATCACCGGGCTTGAGGTCTTTTCGAGGGTTATAGTCGGCCGGCAGAAGGTCTGCCGTGTTTTTCTTTTCAATCAGCATACCAGACCCCACTCGGCAAATGTCTCGAAGCCACCAAGGGACTTGATGTAGGCTCTTGCCGTTTCCACGATTTCCTCGTAGGGAATGCCGCCGACGGTCTCATCACCGATGGCGCAGCAGAACTCCACAGGCTTGCCGGTTTCCTGGGCCTTGAGCCAAGCGTAGATATTTACGCTGACATCAGCTTTGGAGAGGTCTTTGCCGTGGAGACCACCGCCAGTTACGGAGTCAGCCATATCACTGCCCAATTTGCGATTGGTAGCGCCGGTATCAACATCCGTGCCACCAGTCCAGTCACCGAGCGGATTGATTTCCGCGGTAGCATATTGCTTGCGGAGTTCTTCCGCTTCAGCATTGCTCTGGCAGATGATGACCCTGCCGTTGTCGATGATGTACTTGCCATCAAAGGGATAGACATTGTAAATATCCGTAGCAATGCCCACCAGTTCCTTCTGCTCGGCAGTCACAGGCACACCCTTAAAGATGCCGTTGTCACCGCAGCGGATAGCACCACTCTGATTTCTGGAGAGGTGGACATCCTGCGGGACTTCGGAATAATCAACATTGAGGAAGCCTGCGATGCGGTGAACGGCAGCAGTCACATCATCAATGGAAAGCTGCACGGAAGTCTCTGCGATGATATGGCAGGTTCCGTGACCGATGAGAACCTCCACTGCGATGCGAGGGTTTCTCTCGGATTTATACGCCAGGTCAACGAGCGCCCCAGCAATGCGGTCGGCAATCTTATCGGGATGTGCCGGATTTACTTTTTCAAACATAATCAACCGTTTCCTTTCCTTGCTCGAAGCAATCGTTCCATAACATCGTCCTGGGGATTTGCACCGTTATATTCGCCGGTGCAGTTCTCACGGACGATCTGGTAAATTTCCGACCACAGGCGGTTTGCCTGGGTCATGTATGTGTTTGCGATAGCCACATAAGGTGACTGAATCGCCGCACCCGTGGTGGGGTGCTTTGCCAGAAAGCCCAACTCACTGGTGAGGGTCTCACACTGAATCCATCTGGCGCTTGCCATAGCGAAGCGTTCAATGAGCTGCGGAGAAATGATGGCGGCGCATCCACGGTCGGACAGCCATTTCCATACATTTTCATATATCTCGGCGGCACAGAGCGTAGAGCCATCTTTCTGTTTTGCGGAAAGGAACTCGGAGGGCTTGGGCATTGGCTGCCCCTCCAGATCAGCCGCGCTGTCTTTGAAATCAATTACAGTCAGCGGTCGCTTGCCGGGGTTGCCATCCGCAATCTTGTCCGCAATCGGCTTTTTCGGTCTGCCGCCGGAGCCGGGTTTTGGTCCTCTCTGACCCATATTTTTCACACCTCCTTCATGCCGGGGTCTATTCCCCCGAAAACTTATGCGATTTTCCACACGAACCCCCGGGCCGCTGCCCCAGAATAAAGGTCCCGGAGATTTTACCGCCCCTACCGGTCGCCAATCTCGTGGTGGATCTTGGTGTGGCAAGAACGACAGAGGCTCATGAGGTTGTCCCTTGCATGAGTGCCGCCCTGTGAAATAGGAATTTTGTGATGCACTTCCTGTGCAGGAACAAGCCGACCTTCCTTTTCGCAACGCTCACAAAGAGGATGCTGTGCGATGTGTCTGTCTCGTATGCGTTTCCATGCACGGCCGTACTTCTTGTTGATGTCCGAGGAACGCTCGTATTTGTTGTACTGTTTCCGTGCTATGGCTGCGTGTTGCTCACAGTACTGTCCATCCGTAAGGTTGGGACAGCCGGGGTAAGAACACGGTCGTTTGGGTCTGCTTGGCATTGGTTCACCTCCATTTCAGGGCATAAGAAAAGCCCTCGCAGGATTGCTCCCACGAAGGCCGTTCTGTATTCTCTTTCGCCATTATAATGATACCACTAATGGGGAGTGCGAAATAGTGCCATTTACTGCACGGATAAATATTTTTCAGGAATTTTTACCGCTGCAAGGGCTTCATCATGCAGTTTATAAAGGTGGCGCATTTTGTAGCCCAGGTCAACAGCAATTTCGGGCCAGGACTTTCCGCTGATATACCGCTTTTCCAGAATGAGTTGATATTCAATGCAGTCCACAGCCTTGATGGTGGAAATGATTTCAGCCTTCAATTCCACCAGGCGTTCCATGTCGGCAGCGATTTCGTTTTCCAAATCGATGATCTTGCAGACAGCATCTGCCATACGAGAGCCACCACGATTGGGGTTTCTGGGCATTCCCGTCAATGTGGCGGAGCAGTCGGCGGCGAGGTCATTAAGGGAAGCTATCTGCTCCTGCTTACTGCGGATGCGTTGGTCGAGGCGGTATGCCTGGTTCAGATATTCTTTTGCAGTCATGCCGCCACCTCCTTACGCACCATTGCACGGACACCCGTCATGAGATATTCGCCATCAAGGTCAGTCAGCATTCCGTACCAACCGGAACGGAAGAACCGCTCCAAGCTTTCGACTTCCTGGGCATATTCATTCTTGTCGGGGTGCATATAGTGATATTTGAGGGCTTGTTTGTAGTCTTTTACGGCCAGTTCTACGATGGCGTTGGCTAATGCCTGATAAGGATCCATATTCGTACCTCCGAAATTTTGATGTTCCTCGGATTGGCACGGATTGTCGAAAATTGTCGATAAATTGTCTCTAATTTACAGTTCCGCTTTCACGGCATCAATAAGTGCCGTCTGTGTATGCTCTTTTTGGGAGAGGGCTTTCATGATGCGGTGGTCAATGGTGCCCTTTGTGATGATGTGCTGCACCACCACGGTTTCGGAGGTCTGACCTTGCCGCCACAGCCTTGCTACAGTCTGTTGGTACAATTCCAAAGACCAGGTAAGTCCGAACCACACGAGAGTGGAGCCGCCGGATTGGAGATTGAGACCGTGTCCTGCCGATGCAGGATGAATAAGCGCCACAGGAATTTCTCCGTTGTTCCATCTGCGGATGCTGACGGAATCGTCAAGCCGGGAGTGAGGGATATGCAGTTTTTTCAGCCGCGCAGTAATGCGTTCCAGGTCATGCTTGAACCAGTAAGCCACAAGGACAGGTTTGCCGTTTGCTGCTTCGATGATGTCCTCCAAGGCATCCAGCTTGCGGTCATGGATGTGGACGGTATTGCCGTCATCATCATAAATCGCACCGTTTGCCATCTGGGACAGCTTGCCGGAGAGGGATGCAGCGTTGGCTGCGGTAATCTCGCCATCACCCAGAGTGAGAACCAAGTCACGCTTGAGGTCATCGTAATGTTCCCACTCATCATCGGAGAGACGTACCTCATATTCGCTGCCGACCAGTTCCGGCATCCGCAGATGGTCGTTTGCCTTCATGGAGATGGTGATGTCACCGATTTTGTTATAAATGGCTTCTTCCGCATACGGCAGAGGTTTGTAGGAGTAGATGATCTGACCGTTACGCTTATCCGGCATAAAATAGTCGGTGCGGTATTTGGTGATGAATCTGCCGAGCCGCTGACCCATATCCAGGATGCGGAACTCTGCCCACAGATCCATCAGACCGTTGGAGGCGGGGGTGCCGGTCAGCCCAACGATGCGGCTAACCTTGGGTCTGACCTTCAGCAGGGACTTGAATCGCTTTGTGTTGTGGTTCTTGAAAGAGGACAGTTCGTCAATCACGATCATATCGAAGGTGAACGGTATGCCGCTTTCCTCAACAAGCCACTGGACATTTTCTCTGTTGATGATGTAAATGTCAGCCGGTCGCAGAAGGGCCGCTTTGCGTTCTGCCTCGGTGCCGACAGCCACGGAGCAGATGAGGTTCTGAAGGTGATCCCATTTATCCACTTCAGCCGTCCATGTGTCCCGTGCCACTCGCAGCGGCGCGATGACCAGGACACGATGAACCTCAAAGCTGTCAAACAGAAGGTCGTTGATGGCAGTCAGCGTAATGCTTGTTTTGCCGAGACCCATGTCCAAAAATACGGTGGCAATGGGATGGGACTCGATATAGTCGATGGCGTAGGCTTGGTAGTCATGCGGTTTGTATTTCATCCAGAATCCCTCCAATCTGCTCCTCGCTGTCAAGGACATACACCTTAAAGCCGAGACGCTGTAATAATTTGTGCCGTGCTGTCTGTATGGGGCGAGGCTTTTTGCCGGGAGCCTTGACCTCCACAAAGCCGAATCTTCCCATTGGCAGAAGCACGATGCGGTCGGGCATACCATCAAAACCGGGAGAAACGAACTTCGGGCAGATACCTCCCAATTTCTTCACTGCCAGGGTCAGTTTCTTTTCAATCTCTTTTTCTCGCACTGCACATACTCCTTCCAACATTCCTCAAAGGTCTCAAGGCAAGCATCACACGCACCATTTCTGACGAGATGGTCATAGATGATTTTGTGCCAGCCATTAAACTTGCAGGGACGATTCCGGGGGAACTTCTCATAGTCACTCTTCATATCTCTTGCGAGATCACCTGCAGGACTGTCAGCGTTTTTATAATTTCTTGTCATGAACGTGTAGAATGTCATATTTACCTCCGTGTTCTCAGAAACCAAAAATCCTTATGCGCGCGAATATGCGTGATTTTCGGGTTCTGTATGGTGTATTTTATAGATTTCAAATTTTTATACTTTTTTAGGAACACAGGAACAATGCCTACAAAGTAGCCTTGCGGCGGCACATTTGGCGTGTTCCTTGGAGCGTTCCCAGAGTTTCCCCTGGGAACAACTCTCGGTGTAAGGAACAGTTCCTGACTTTGCGGTGTTCCTAAAAAATCAGTCAGGAACATTATTAGGAACAAAGACGATCTGGGGACCGTAGGGCTTGACGCGCTCCTTTTTCTCCTTGCGAGACCATCCCAATTTGGTGAGCATGGCTGCGAGGGTGTTGGACTCCGCGCGGCCAAGGTTGCCCTGGTCTTTACCGAACAGTTCGCACCAGATTTCCATGTTGCACACACGGGTACGGCGCACAGTTCCGACACGGCCGATATTGTTGGTGCCGGAGCCTGCGAGGAACGCACGGCGGTCGAACACATCGAGGCTGTCCCAATCTTCCGGCAGAAGGGTATCAAGGTACTCACGCACCAAACCTTCACGCTCGTCAGACTCAAGTGCTTCACGCTGTTCTTCCTTGGCAAGGGTCTCAATTTCGGGAGCAAGATGCAGTTTTTCTCCGGCTTTTACATATTCCAATACCTCTGCCCAAATCTGCTGCACATCGTCTGCGGTAAGATCCCAGGAGTGCTTTGTGCCGCTACCGGGCGTTTTGACAGGCCAGAAACGGCGGTTACCCGTGGTGTCACGCAGATAGCCGGACTCAGCATTGGTCGTTCCGAAGAAGATACACTGGCGGGGATGCGGTGTTGCCCGTTTGCCGAAAGCGGCACGGTAAATATCGTTCTGGCGGGATAGGAAGGAACGCAGGGTTTCCACCTCGGCTTTACGCAGACCCGCCAACTCACCAATCTCCAAAATCCAGTATCCCTGCAGTTTTTCCGCAGCGGTCTTGTCCTTGGTATCGCCCAGGTTCAAGCTGTCGGAGAACCATTCCCCGGCAAGTTTGGCAATGAGGGTACTTTTGCCGATACCCTGGGGACCGTTCAACACGAGCATGGTATCGAACTTCACGCCCGGCTCCTGCACACGGCGCACGGCAGCACACAGGGTCTTGCGGGTCACGGCTCGGATGTACTCGTTGTCTTCAGCCCCAAGGTAGTCAATGAGTAGCGTATCCACACGGAGAACCTTGTCCCAGGCAGGCAGCGCATCAAGGAACTCCCGGATAGGATGGTAGGAGCGGTCATCGGTTACCTTGGTCACGGCGATATCGTAGTTACGCTGAGAGAAGGTGCCGTAATGAGAGTCCACATAGCTGATAAGCTGGGCGTCATCGGCATCACGCCAGTATTTGGAGGGGTGCTGCCAGGGCACATCGCCTTTAATCTCCATGCCGTCAAGCTGCTGATTGAACACGATGTTTTTCAGCTTGGGGTCGTTCTGCAGGATAAGGGTGATGTTATGGAGATTGTTTTTCAGGACGGTGGAGCGGGGTTCGTACTGGAAACGCTTCTGCCAGTCGGTATCCTCTTCATCATCGGAGAAATCGGTGGTAGCATCAGCCATCTTTTCCTGCACTGCCAGCAGCTTCAGCTCGTCCTGCTGCATGGCAAAATCGCACATAGCCTTGAACGCAGACTTTTCATCCATATCCCCAAAGCGGTGGGTGCGGACGATATCAAAGGCATTGCACAGCTTGAGATATGCCGGGTCCTTGGCGTGGTGACTGTAGACGAACTTGTCTTCCTTGATTTCTACACCTGCCATACTGCTGGACTGGATGAAATGCCAGCGGTTCTCGTTGTCGGTCGGCTCATACACATCCGCAAGGAAGGTTTCGAGTGCCTTGGAGATGGGATAATACACACGGTTGAAAAGACCGACCACACCATCCTTGGTCAGAGGGTCTTGCACCTTCTGCTGCGCAGTGGTGTTTGCCTTGCTTTCCCTGGAAGAGGTAGGCAGTCGTGTGGGGTCAGTCCATTCCGGGTGTGCGGAGAGGATCACATCGGGGTCAAGCCAGCCTCCGTCCGTCTCCTTATACACGAACACACCGTTCTGCGGAGTGGACGGCCAGTACATAAGCTGGTTGGGCTGATAGGAACACTCATCAAAGTAGTCGATGCCCAGCATCTGAGCCACATAGCGGGATACGGCAACGAACTCCTCCGGGGTCACATCACGGGTCAGCGGAAACACCAGGCGCACACGGGGATTTCCTTCGGTGCTGCTGTGGGTGGTGTACAGGACGGATGTGTACGGGCAGTTTGCCTCGTAGCCGTCCAGGAAGGCGGTATCAATGCGGTCACCGTCCAAAGCAAGCATGGATCGGATCTCCACGGTATCGATTTTACGGCGGCCACCCTTGAGGACACCTGCCACAAAACCACCGTGGTCTTTGGCAGCATCACGCTGCGCTTTATTCATTTTTGCGTATTCTTCGGCAGACTCTGTGGTACGGATGGTGACCTTGAGCCGTTCCTTCAGTTCATCGAAACGGATGGTCTTGTTGACCCAGGTCTTTGCCTGCCGGTTATTGCCGTAGGCGATGGCAAGGTTTCTCATTTCAGTACCTCCTCACAGTTTTCGGTAAAGTAGCGCAAACGGTAATTTTTCCACTTGGCTCTGCGGATTTCAGCTTCCATGCCGGAAGAGATGCGGTCACCGAAGACCCACACCTCGCTGCACTTGCTCATAAGGGCATTCCCGAAAAACAGACCAAGCTGGCGTTCCTTGGGATTGCCGTCATTGAGAAACTGCGGAAACAGCAGATGCGGAGCAATGGGAATAAACCCTTTCTCCACGGCAAATCGGCTGTACTGTCGAGCATTTTCGACATTGTTCGACACATCCCCGGCATAGGGTGAACAGATATACACAATGGGACGGAAGGCGCGGAGCACCCGTTCTTCCTTTTCTACGGCTGACATAGCCTCATAAGCGGTAGGGTCGTAATAACCCTCGCTGTTGAACTTGTTTATACTCATGGTTTGTACCTCGTTAATCTTTCTTATAAAAATCGGTTTCGTAGCCATCGGCACGGAGCAACAGCCCTTTTGCCCAGGAAGGAGTGCGTCCCATTTGGTCGCATACTGCCTGTAAGGACATTCGGCGGTCAGCTTCAATGACTATTTCATCGTGGATATGCATCACGATGGAACAGCAGCGGAGCGTCTGCATGGAATAGCAAAGCAGGTCGCGGGCGGTTGCCTGGACGATGTTTTCCACGAACTTGGGACCGTAGCTGTCGATGCGTTCCCATTTCTTCGTGCCACCCACACCTTCGTAGGTGATGCAGGAGCCACCGAACTTGTTTTCACCGATCTTGGGCTTCACATAGGCAAGCTGTCTGCCGGACGGGAGTATGATAAACAGCATTCCGCTGCGGGCAGAGCATACGATGCCGTGAGTTTTGGTAGTGGTTTTATTACGGACGGCATCCATAACGGCACGGTCGATTGCCCACCAGAACTGCACGATTTTCGGATTGGCTTGCCGCCATGCAGCTACAAGGGACGGAAGTTCATCCTCGGTCAGACCCATCTCCAATGCGCCCATCGCCTTCAAAGCACCAACGGAGCCACCATAGCCGAGGGCGAGTTCTGCGATTTTGCCTTTTTGCCGGAGATGACTGTTCACACCGTGCTTTTCCACGGGAACACCAAACATCTGCGATGCACTGGCACAGTAGATATCCTTGCCTTCAGCAAAGACCTGCTGACGCCATTGCTCCCCGGCAAGCCACGCAATGACACGGGCTTCGATGGCAGAAAAGTCAGCAACGATGAATTTGCGGTCACCCTGGGGAACGAATGCTGTACGGATGAGTTGCGAGAGCGTATCCGGCACATCTTCGTAGAGCATTTCCACAGCTTCAAAATCACCATTACGGACAAGGGAGCGGGCTTCAGACAAATCCTCCAAATGGTTCTGAGGAAGGTTCTGCATCTGAATGATACGGCCTGCCCATCTGCCCGTGCGGTTGGCACCATAAAACTGAAACATTCCTCTTGCACGGCCGTCCGCACATACCGCAGTCTCCATTGCCTGGTACTTTTTCACCGAGGACTTGGCAAGCTGCTGACGGAGGGATAGCACAGTTTGCAATTCCTGCGGTGCGGTTTTCAACATCTCTGCCACAGCCTTTTTGCCGAGGGTATCGGTCTCTATGCCGTTATCCGCAAGCCACACCTTCATTTGTGCGACCGAGTTGGGGTTGTCCAGTTCGGTCAGTTCCTTCATAGCCTGAGTTAGTTCCGAGCGGGATCTGCCGTCCATCTGAATGGCCTGTCGCACCAGTTCCATATCCAAAGCAACACCACGGTCGTTGATTTCCTGGTCAAGGTGGTATTCACCCCACACGCTGTCCGGCACGGGGTATTTGGCAAGGCGTGCCTGTATGGACATTTCTGCTTCCACGTCACGGATGTTGTATTTTTTGAAAGCCAGCCACTTGTCCGGGGCGTGTGCCGGAAGATTGCGGGTACGCTGACCATTGGTCTTTGTTGGCGCACAGGGCTGACAGAAATATTTGATGAGTTCCTTGCCCTCGGTCAGCTTCTGCTTCTCAAGCCCAAGCACGGCACCGACACCTTCCAATGACAAAGGTAATCCCATCGTTGCTGCCCAAATCATGGAGCAGCGCCACGACTCCGGCTCAAGGTAATCCCCGGTGGGATACCCAAGGTGGCGAGACAGGCAGATGCGTTCAAATGCGGCGTTGAAAGCCCATTTGATAACGGTATCATCGGTGAGGGCGGCAACTACATCCGCAGGGATGGTCTCACCGCAGGCAAGGTCTACGATTTGCACGGGAGCGCCGTCCACGCTGTAGGAAAATAAAAGTATTTGAAATTCGGGAGACTCCACATAACGGTAGACACCGCACTTGGCAAGGTTCTGATCGCTGTAGGTCTCTATATCGATTGAGAGTGTTTTCATAGTCACCGGTCCTTTCGCTTACCCCAATAGGGCGGCAGATTGCTCTGCCACCCTGGGGCTGGATGCTTACTTGTTCAGCAAGTTCTCCATGCGTTTTTCATGGTATTCCTTGTCGCGTTCAGCCTGGGCCAGTTCACGCTTTTCACGCTTGCGGTCATAGACGAAGGACTGAATGGACGTCACCAGGAAGCTGATGCTGATGCACAGCCAGACGAACAGGAGCGCGGTGAGAATAATGGCTTGAATCGTTGTCATAGTGTTTTACCTCCTTTGGCTTAGTTGAGGAAATCATCCTCATCATCGGTTGCGAAATCGGACTCGGCGCTTGCCTTACCACCCAGGGGTTCACCGGCACGGATGAGCTGCAGGTTATTCAGACCACAGGCGATACCCTTGTTGCCGTTGCTGTTGAAGGCGTACAGATTGATGCTGGCACGGCCGTAAACACCGCTGTACACCTCGGAGCGGGTCAGAACAGGGTTGCGGTCAGCGTCCACGATACCGGGTGCGGTAGCGGAGTTGGCATTGATGAAGTACGCATTGGCGTAGGCAGGGTCATCGGGTCTCTCGATGTCACCATCGCGAAGAGGGTTCTTGATGGCAGCGAGAGGAGGTACGGACTTGCCGTTGCCCTTCAGCTTTGCCTGACCTTCCTGGTAGGCAGCTTCGATTGCCGCCTTGATCTTGGCGACCGTCTTGGTGTCGGACTTGGGGATGATGAGGCTGACACTGTACTTAGGAGTGCCGCCGTTGATGCTCTTAGGTTCCCAGACGTTGGCATAAGACCAGCGAGTGTCGGGACCGGTGATAACCTTCATAGGGTTGTTGACTCTGCTTGCGTTAGTAGACATATTAAAATTCCTCCATAAAATCATTTTTGGCTGTGTTCATTGCCGGACGTTTATCGCTCTCCGGCACGAGCGTGGGTTTGCCCTGGGGCTTTTCAATGTAGGAAGCGAGAAGTTCCTCGAAGCGGGACTTGCCCAGCATCTTCTGCATTGCGGTCACACCCATGACCTTGTGTTCGTAAGGGTCGAAGCCTGCGCCTTCTACAGTGGCGGCAACGGCAGCCTCACTTGTGTACTTGCGGTTGGATCTGCCTTCGACCAACTTCCAGCCGGCCCATTCCTTACCGCTGATAGCCTGCTGAAGGGCGAACTCCTTAACATCAGATGCCCAGGCAGTAAGGGCATCGACCCTGCCGAGAATGTCGGCAATCTCGGAATCCTCCAGAAGAGCAGGCACCTCAAAGTCATACCGGGCAAGAGCCAGGTTCGCTTCAGCGCGTTCTCTGCATTCGGCTTTCGCTTTACAGAAGCGGCACCATTCACCGCAGTGGAAGTCACCCTGTCCTGCATAGGCTAATTCAGCTTTTTCATACAGTTCGGTATCTGCCCACCGGAGCAGGTCGGCCTTTGCCATACTGTCAACGCTGATATTGCCTTTGCGAGGCTGATAGATGGTCATGCGGATCTCCTCAATGTCGTAGATGTCATCGAAGATTTCCAAGGCTCCCAAAGCGTAAAGGCGCATCTGGGGATTGCCCACGGCACTGACCTCGATTCCTTTCCCAAACTTGAGATCGCAAATGTTCATGACGCCATCGGCAATCACGATACAGTCAGCCGTGCCGAAGCCTTCCTTGACCCAACGGGAGAAATCCACCCGTTGCTCAATCATGACCACAGGGTCGAAGCAGGTCTGCTTGGCGGTTTCGAGCAGTTCCACCACATAGGCGGCGTAGCCCTGGGCGCATTCTTCCATCTCCTCGTTGTACCAGGAGAGGTTCTCAACCGGGTCTTCCGTGGAAATGCCAAGTGCCTGCTTGAGCCGAGCCTCCGCTAATGCGTGAGCGTCACTGCCCTCGGCGGCATAATCACTGCCCTTGTCCTCGTAGGCTTCAGAAAGCCTTGCGGAGGGTGGGCAATTGAGCCAACGCTCCGAGGATGATGCCGAAAGGACTGCGTGTTTACCCATTGCCAAGCACCTCCGCATCTGCGACCAGTGCCTTGTAGTTGGCAGGGTCGATGCCGGACAACTTCGGTGCGCCATACTTCTGGAGAAGGGCACGGATCTGAGCAGTGAAGCCCAGGCGGGACTTGTCCGCAAGGATGGCTCTGACCTGTTCGAGAGTCAGTTCGGGTTCGGCAGGAGGAGCATCGTCATGGGCTTCGTCAGCCGGAGCGGTGCTGAACATCTCTGCCAGGGTGTCTGCCACATCATTAATAGTGGCGGCTGCGGTTCGCAGGTCTCTGATTGCCAGTTCCAATTCGCTGATTTTGCCCATTGACGTTGCCTCCTTCCTTGATTTGCTTGTCCTTGACGGCATGGTTGATTTTCTTTGCCAGGTTTGCTGCGACGATGATGAAGTCGAGGAGGATATCAACCAGTTCCTCTTCGGGGGTCATCGTCTTGTTTTCGGACTCGTACATTCTTTGTCACCTCCCGTAAGGTGGCGGTATCGGGATGCCCCTTACAGTTGGCACTTGGTCAGCACGAGTCCGTTTTGACGAAGGTTTTTGAAAAAATCTCAAATATTCTTAGAAGATGTCTGACATCTCCGAATCAAGTGCCTTGCGAAGTTTCTTCAGCCTGGACAGAAGCGTGGTGCGAGGGATTCCCAGCGTTTCTGCAATGACGGCATCGGTCTGGCCTTGTAGCCGAAGCTCACCCATCTGAATGGCTTCCGGCATGATTTCACGGATGCGGTCGAGGAGTGCCTGCATCTGGTCCACATCGGCGATGATGTCCGCAAATAGTGGAGTACCATCGGAGAGGATGTCGTGCTTGGTCATTTCTTCGTCATCGTCATCCGCTCCTGGAACAGGCTCGTCCATTGAATAGGTGTTGTAGTTTTCAAAGCGGTAGCGGCAGTTCTCACAGTCGGTATCGCAGTAGAGCCACTTCCTCTTGGGACAAGAGCAAAGACCTTGGCGCATCTGCCTGCGCCGAAACACACTCGTTTCCTTGTAGAAGGCATCGAATTCCTCCTTGGTGACCGGGATCTTCTGATTTCCGTTCTGAATAAAGATGTAGTACTGCTTGTCATTGGTTTGCATAAAAAATCCTCCGTTTGTCGATTTCTCGAAACGGAGGATTTCGGTCGGCTGCAAAATGGGCGCAGTGAAAGAACCGCAGTCCTAACGGAATGCCTCCGTCTCGGATTGCGGCTGCCCGCTCAATAGGTAGCCGTTCATATTAACCTGTCCACCGGATACCGTTGAGCCATCAGTGATCAAGTGATGCGTTATCCGGTGGTTTGAAAGGACAAGTTTGCGTTTGCCAAATTAGATTTGCGAACAAAAAGCAAAATTCGCAGAAAGGGTAGAAAATTTCACAGTTTTGTGCTATAATAATATTTAAGTGCAAACAAGGGCTTGTCCCTGTCGTAGAAGCCGTGGCTTTGTGCCTTGCTTCTATAAACATTATAGAAAATCGGAATGATAGGAACGGATAGCCGTTGATAGGCTTTGATAGGTTTCGATGGGTTTCAGTAAGGAGATGAAAAAAGAATGGAGTTTAAGGAATTTGTGCAGATTCTGCATCCTATAATTGGCGGATCAAGTAGCCAGGGTGCTTTTGCGAAGACCCTCTTTGATGCCATTGTCACAGAGGACGGTCAGAGCGCTGTGGACGAACCGACCGAGGTTACATATCGTTCTTATTTCAATGGCTCTACGGGCATCTCCAGAATTGCAAAGAAAATCAGCCCTTATATCGAAACAGAGAACTTCGTGGCGTATGTGCATGATTTTTCTGATGAGACCGTATTGAGCCTGTGCGACAGTTTTCGTGAATATCTGCCTGAAATCGACAGCTTCAATGCGGGAAGACAACTGGCAGATTTGTTCCTTTCTATTTTGAAAACTGCGGCCGGGACAAAAAGAAATAGCCCCCCGAAAGGTGCTACGAAAAAAGAGTCTACGGTTCATGATGAGTTAGAGCAGAAGATTTTTGCTTCGGGAAAGGCTGTGGCAGATGCTTGGGAAAAAGCTGTTGGAACGCTTGTAGATAATAAAGGTCCTATGAAACTGAACGAGGACGCCTTAAACGAGTCTGACAGAGCTCTTCTTGAAAAGTTCAGAAACCATACAGAAGAGATCCTTCGTTATTGTATTGAGAATGACCCCTCTGCGGGTGCGACGAGGATAACCTTGGCTGATGAAATTCACGATGTCTATCAATCGTGGAATTTTGAACTCCGTAAAATCAAGGATAAGGCATTCCGTCAGTTGGTGATTGATGCTCTGAAGGTTTTGAATGAGTACACCTACTATTTGTCAGAAAAGTTTCTGCGGCTTCTTCCGGGGACAGACTCCTTATGGTTTAGGAATGAGTCGTGGGAAGAAGGACAGCAGTTGAGAAACGTGCTTCAGCCGGAGTCCTATAAAAAACGATGCGAGATCCGGGATATATACCAACGGCTATATCCAATCCCGGAGGGTGATGAAACAACAGAAGAAACAGTTGAGGCGGAGGTCGTGGATGAGGATGCCCCATCAGGTGCCGCCCCAGAAGATAAAAAAATAACCGTTATTCAACATCAGACGAATGTCGTGCAAAACGGTGACAACAACGTCAATGTTACGAATAACGGTACGATGAACTTCAACTTTTAAGGCGGTGTAAGATGAGCAACGAGTTATCTGTAAAACAGAACAATCTGCCGTCTGCTCCTGGGACACAGCAAACAGGAAAGAATAATGTTTATGTGGATAACCAGTCGGGAGGCACGGTTAACTTTAACTACAATATAAATTATTCGCAGATGGCCGACTCATCAGCAGAGATGATGATTGCCATTCAATCCTTCAGCCAGGAATACTATCAGCTTATAGTTACCTGCGAAGAGGATGTTTTCAGCACGGGTGTGGTTTCGGTCATCGCAAACCGGGCTTTGACCAAATACAATGTACCGCCGGAGATTTTCGAGCGTTGCTCTACTTTAACAGAAGAAGGCATCGCAGAACTCAAACGCTTTCCTGCGATTATCTGCCAGGAAAACACAGAAATGAAAGGTACAACATCCCCAAACCAGTTCTGTATGCTGTGTTACATTCAAAAAGTAATGGTTGCGGGGAAAAACATAAAAATCGCATTCAAACCAATTGCCCCTATACAGCAGATTAAACTGTGTGACAAGAGGAATGCGATGTTCTTCGGATTGAATATGGACTGTGCAATTACGGATTTGAACCATAGTGCGTGGTCTGTTCGTAAAGTAAATGTATTTGAGGCATTTAAGGAAGCCGGAATCCCCGGCGTACCAGTGCCAGTATAAGGAGATGTCTTTATGGCTGATAAAATCAAATCAGAAATTGTCCGTATCGATTTGACGGATGCAAGCTATAAGGACAGCCACGCCTATATTGAGCCGACCTATGTGAACTTCTTCTTTGGAAACAACGGTGCCGGTAAATCCACCATTGCAAAAGCAATCAAAAGTGGTGCTGGCGTGACTTACGCACCTGGGCGAACTGCAGCGGATTACTTGCCGTTGGTGTACAACCAGGACTTTATAGATGATAATTTCCGTAGCTATCGTAACATGAAGGGCGTTTTTACCCTCAATGCGAAGAACGCGGAAATTCAAAGACAAATCGATGAGGCCACCGAAGAGCGCGCTCGTGTGAAAGGTTTGTTGACAGAAGCAAGTGGAAAACGGAGCAAAGCAGCCACGGCAAAGGATAAACTTCACAAGGATTTCTTAAAGGACTGTTGGGAGCGAGGCAAAGGCATCCGCGAGGAGTTCCCCGGAACAATGAGCGGAAAAGGCAGATCCGACCCCTTTGTACGCGAGATACTGAAACACGCTCCTGCCGATACTGACCTTGAAGAACTGCGCCGATTGTATGCATCAGCATTTTCGGATACCGCAAAACACTATCAGAGATTCAACACCATCGCAGATCCTTCTGTGATGGATACTTTGACCGGCAGAGATATCCTTAGCAGAGCAATCGTAAACAGCGCAGATACGGAACTTGCCAGTTTCCTGCGGAATATCGGTGCAACTGAGTGGATGCGCCAAGGTCACGATGCCTATTCTCATGATGCCAGCGGAAGATGCCCGTATTGTGGTGGTGATCTGCCTGCAGATTTTGAGCAGACATTCATTGATAGCTTTGATAACAGATACCAGGACAACCTTCGTTTGTTGGCAGAGTTCTTGGCTCTGTATAAGAAAGCGGCGAACGACCTGTTTGTACCATTGCAGAACACACCAAGTGAATTATATCCTGAAATTGATATTAAACCATATACGGACAAGCTGGCTGTATTGAAAGCAGCAATTCAGGCCAACATCGATGCGATCAAGGCAAAAACCGACAATCCGGCATCCGTTGTTACAATAACTGAAATTCGTCCTATTTTGGAGGAGATGTGCGATATCATCACCGGCTTTAACACCCTTATCGATGCTAACAACGCTATCGTTGCAGCAGGCCCCACCAAAAGAAATGAGTGCGCCGATGCAGTTTTCAGTCTGTTGGCATTTATGCTTAAGGATGTCATTGCGGCATATCGGAAGAGCGATTCTGAGATGCAGGCAGAACTGGACACTCTGGATGCAGACATTGCTACGCATAATGAAACTCTTGAAGGCATCAAAACAAAACTGAAAACCCTTCGCAGCAAAACTGTGGAAACGGATACAGCAAAAGACAGTATCAACCATATGCTTCGGGATTCTGGAATGCGTGGCTTCAACCTCCAGCCCAAAGCCGGAGTGGATAATGTTTATGAAGTGCGCCGCCCGGACGGCACTATAGCAGACAATCTGAGCGAAGGCGAAAAGAACTTTATTGCATTCCTGTATTTCTATCACCTTGTCCACGGCAGCGACTCTGCCGAAGGTGAGACCAGGGAGAAAATCGTAGTCATTGATGACCCCGTTTCCAGTATGGACAGCGGTTCACTGTTTATTGTAAGTACGCTTGTACGGCAAATGATTGAAATTTGCCGTAACAATGCCGATAACCGCAATCCGACTGCCCAAGGAAACTTCATCAAACAGATTTTCATTCTGACACACAATGCTTATTTCCATCGAGAGGTGTCCTACGGCTATGTGTCAAAGTACGATTATGCTTCGTTCTATCTGATCCGCAAGATCGGTGTAAAGTCCACAATAAAAATGTTCGATGATGTTGACCCGAATGAACCAACGCAGCGAATGAACGTAAATCCCGTTAAAAACTCTTATGCCGCTCTGTGGGACGAGTACAGAGAAGTAAAATCGGCAGTTCCGCTAATGAATGTTATTCGTCGTATCCTGGAGTATTATTTCCTGCAGCTTTGTGGATATGAAGGTTCAAAGCTGCGGCAGATCATCTTGGTACAGGGAAAGGCCGAGGGACGGTTCAAAGACGCCGATGGCAATGACGATGAAGAAAAATTCCAGTTGGCATCTGCTATGCTGGCCTATATCAACGCCAGTTCCATTGGCATGAGCGATGGCATGGATTATGTAGAAGATTGCCTGAATGCCGAGGAATGCAGGAATATCTTTGAAATGATATTTGAGGCTATGGATCAAAAACAACACTATGATATGATGTATAGAAATCAGTAAGGAGGACCCTAAAGATGCGTATCAGCTACAACAAACTGTGGAAGATGCTTATCGACAAAAACATGAAGAAAAGTGACCTTAGAGATAAGGCTGGCATCAGTTCGGCATCTATTGCTAAACTCGGTAAAGGTGACAACATAACAACCGATGTGCTTCTGCGGATATGCGAGGCTATGAACTGCCATTTAGATGACATTATGGAAACGGTCGATGACTAAGTCCGTTTTTAAGGACATTTGCAAGCGTAGAATATCGATATGGAGCAGGATGCATTGCGTGTGGTTTCCGTGATACTACGTGAGTCGAAAGGATAGATACTATGGAAAATATAGTTGTCGGCGCAAAAAAGAAAGGAAATTCTATTCTAAACAGTGCAAAATATTCATCAAGCAACACCGATGAGTGGTATACAACATACGAGACGATAGCCGACGAATTGGCGCACTACGAGAGCCAATTTAAGGGGAAAGTCGTATTGTGCAACTGTGATGATCCTTTCGAGTCAAATTTCACATACTATTTTTTGCGCCATTTCAATCAATTACAACTGAAGAAATTAATCTGTACATCGTATGCAGGGTCAAAAATTGACCAGATACACGATGACGGGCAGCTTCAAATGACTTTGCTCGATGACAATGGTGAACCAGTGTTGGTGGGTCAGGGATATGTGCTTGTCGTTTCCAAAGTTCCCGGAAAAACAGGAGAAGAAGTAAGCGATGAGACAATAAAAGCGGTTTTAGAAAAGAAAGGCACCGTCAGAAGATTAAAAGGCAGTGGTGACTTTCGCTCGGATGAATGTATCGAGTATTTAAAGGAATGCGATATTTGCTGTACTAACCCGCCGTTTAGCCTCTTTGCAGCACTGTTTTCTTTGTTGGTGAAATACGACAAGCAGTATCTGCTTATTGGGAATCAGAATGCCATTACCTATAAAGAAATTTTCCCGATGATAAAGGAAAATAAAGCCTGGGTTGGCTATCAATTCGGTGATATGGCATTTCGAGTTCCGGCTGATACGGAGCCAAGAAGCACACGTTTTTGGATTGATGAAACAGGGCAAAAGTGGAGAAGCCTTGGTAATGCAATGTGGCTCACTAATTTGGACGTTTCTCGTAGGCACAAAGACCTTGTGTTGACGGAATATTATTCGCCGGAAAAGTATCCTTGTTATGATAACTTTGAAGCGATCAATGTAAAAAGAGTAATTGATATTCCGATGGATTATGATGGCATTATGGGAGTGCCTATAACTTATCTAAAATACCACAATGGATATCAGTTTGAAATTGTAGGAGAAGCAAATCACGGTTCTGACAATGAATTTGACTTATTCAAGCCAAGAGTCGGCGGGAAAGATTTGTTCAAGAGAATTCTTATAAGAAGGATAAGGTACACACCAGTGACTGAGTTTAGAATTTTAGATTTATTCTGCGGTGCCGGCGGCTTGTCGTGGGGTATGGATAAAAATGAACACTTCAAGACTACTGTTGCACTTGACTTTGATGCACAGGCCGCCGACACCTTCAAAAGAAATATGCCGTATGCAGAAGTGGTCGTAGGAGATATCACCGATGCAGAAATTAAGACCCAAATTGTCTCATTAGCCCGTCAGACAGGCGTTAATATGATTGTTGGTGGTCCCCCGTGTCAAGGTTATTCAATGAAGGGCAAGAAACTCGGATTGGATGATCCAAGAAACTTTTTGTTCCGCGAATATCTCAGTTTGGTTGAGGAATTGCAACCCGAAGTGTTTGTGATTGAAAATGTAAAGGGTCTTCTCCTGTCTGCGAATGGATGGTTCAAAGATCAAATTGTCGAGACTATCGAAAAGTTGGGGTATGTTGTAAAGTTCGGCATATTAAACGCTGCAGACTTTGGAGTCCCACAGGCAAGAGAACGAACCATCTTTATTTGCTCCAAACATAGAGAGATTCTTTTGCCAGCACCAACAGTGATGAGCAGAACTACGGTTCGTGATGCAATTAGCGATTTGGCATATTTAGAGTCAAATGAAGGCGATTTTGAACAAGATTACATCACAGAGCCTCAAAGTGATTACCAGGTAATGATGCGTGTGGGCAGCACAAAACTGTTCAATCACAAGGCCTCTAACCATAAGCAAGTTGCGATAGACAAACTCAAGTTAATTCCCCCAGAGCAAGGAAAAGAGTGCTTGCCAGAAGAAATGCACGGCAAACAGAAATTCAAAACCACCTGGGGACGGCTCAAATGGGACGAGGTGTCACCTACAATAGATACACGATTTGACGCTTCTTCGAACGGGACAAATAACCATCCGTTCCTCAACCGTGCAATTACGCCAAGAGAGGCTGCAAGAATTCAATCCTTTGATGACCGTTTTGTGTTCTACGGCTCTAAGGTGTATGTGCGCAAGCAGGTAGGTAATGCTGTTCCCCCTCTGCTGGCAAAAGCCATTGCCGATCAAATTTATGCAGTACTTGGCGCACATAGCGTTGAAGAAGCAGGAAAGGACGAATGATTATGGGAAAAATTTCGAGTCTGCCCGATGATGTTCGTCGGGAGTTAATTGGATACTTGGCGCAGCCCGGTATCATTGCAAATATAACTGCGGAGGTTCCGATAAAGAAGTGTGCCGATTTCGAAGCTAAGTATGGCGTTAAACCTTACCCTGTTAATTCGGAGCATAAATACGGAGATCAGTTTAGAATCTATTTGACTGACCCCGATGATGCCCCAGATGCATTGAAGGCTGCGCTTGACCAGAAATATGGACGGCTTAACGATACCGCCTTCATTAGAGAATTGGTAGATGAATACGGCTTTGCTTTTTTTCAGCCTCGCCAAGATATTCGTTCGATCCATAGCAAGGCAAAAGCAAAGGGAGAAGCAGGGTACGAGTCATTCCTTAAAGGTTTTAATGCCAGCGAAGATTTCTTATCTGCATTAAAAGCCACTATTACAGATGCGGGAGCTACTGCGCCCGATGTTAAACTGATTACTGGTGGCGATGAACCAAAAGAAAAATCGAAGAAAAAGACTGTCGCTCATCTCGGCATAGGAGAAAACAATGCGGGGTTATCCGATGAACAGCTTTTGCATTTGGGCTGGTTAGGTGAGCAATATTTCTTTAATTCTCTCTTGGCCAACAAAGGAAATATTCTTTCGTTGTTCGGAATTGAGTCACCCGGCGCCTGTGCCTTTACTTGGTTTAATGAAGGATATGATACCGACCCAGATTGGACAGATAAGTCTGTGGGTCAAGGGTGCGATATATTGATACAAACCGGTGGACGAGATATCTTTATCGAAGTCAAAACAAGCAAGAAGAAAGCACCAATTTTCACGATGACCTCCTTTGAAATGCAAACTATGCAGCAGAAAGGGTCGGATTATTATCTTGTTAAAATCGATAATATGGACTCTCTTGTAGCGGGCGGCGCACCCGATGTTAGAATTTTCTCGTCCCCGTATGAATACTTCTTTATTCCGAGCAGAATGTATTCGGCAATCTTTTATAATAACTGAAAGGAGAAGTTACAATGGCTATTGCAATAAAAGGTTATAACCCAGATATTTTGTCCTGCCTTGCGAACCTCTCCAATGATGAGGTTTTCACTCCGCCGGAAATTGCAAATGACATCCTGGATTTACTTCCACAAGAGTTGTTTGAAAGCACAACTACCACATTTTTAGATCCAGGCTGTAAAAGTGGCGTGTTTCTGCGGGAAATTGCCAAGCGTCTTATTAACGCACAGCTTCCCGATTACGAGAAGCAAATATCATATTTCAATGAAAAGCAAGCACAAGGCGAAGATTTAACGGATGAAGAAATATCTTATTTGGAACGGCTGCAGAATGTTGTTGACCACATTTTCCACAATCAATTGTATGGTATAGCTATAACGGAACTGACGAGCCTTCTTTCGCGACGCAGTGTTTACTGTTCGAAAAACGCAGACAGCAAGTATTCCGTGAGCCGTTTCAATTCTCGGGAAGGAAACATTCGCTTTGTTCCGGGTAAACACACCTGGAAGGATGGTAAATGCGTATATTGTGGTGCGCCCCAAAGCCAGTATGACCGATCCTCTGATTTGGAAAGCTATGCATACGAATGGATTCACACGCAGAATCCTAAAAAGATATTCAATATCGATTTTGATGTCATCATTACCAATCCGCCTTATGATATAAGTGACGGTGGCGCAAAGGCAAGTTCAAAGCCGATTTATCAATATTTTGTTGATCAGGCGCGAATGTTTAACCCCCGGTATTTCATTTCGGTTACCCCAGCTCGTTGGTTCGCTGGCGGAAAAGGTCTTGATAGTTTCAGAGCATCAATGCTGAAAGATCGCCATATTCGTTATCTTGTTGACTATACGGATTCCAGTGAATGTTTCCCTGGAATCGATATTTCTGGCGGCGTGTGCTATTTCCTGTGGGACCGAGAATATAGTGGCAATTGTTCTATCAAAAACATCATCAAGGGTAAGACCTCGTATTCCGAAAGGCCGCTTGATGAATTTGAGACATTTGTACGTTACTCCGTTGCTGCCGACATTATTAAAAAGGTAGGCTCCTTCGGTGAACCTACAATGGACAAGCAGGTATCCAGCCGTAAACCGTTTGGACTTGATACAACTGTTTCATCTCTGCCGGATGGTGATCTTACCCTTCGTTACAGCAAGGGACTCGGCAAGTACAAGTCACAGTACATTACCACTGGGCGTGAACTTATTGGAAAATGGAAAACCATCACGTCCTATGCATCTTATGACCACGCAGGGCAGCCAGACAAGGATGGTATGCGTAAGGTAATGTCGATTATTGAGGTTTTGCCGCCTCAATCCGTTTGTAGCGAAGTGTATCTTATTGCGGGGGCATTTGATACCGAAGCCGAAGCAGAAAACCTTCGCGGATACTTTAGAACAAAGTTTGTACGCTTTTTGGTTGCTCAAATTGCTGTAACGCAGCACATCACGAAAGGCTGCTTTGCATTTGTCCCTAACCAGGATTTCACCGAAGAATGGACGGACGAAAAGCTTTATGCCAAATACAAACTAACCGATGAGGAAATCAACTTCATTGAATCTCTCATCAGACCGATAGATAAGGAGGGTGCAGAAAAATGAGTAAGGCAGACTTTTTCCCAACACGCCCGGATTCGCACCCGATGATATATGCCTATGAAGAGAATAATCCGCTCTATCGGGGTATGCTCAAGATTGGCTATACGAAACATGACGTCGAGCGGCGCATAGCTCAGCAATATCCTACGATCCGTCCCGGTGGAAAGCCTTACAGGATTGTCTTTGCCGAATCTGCAATGCGTAATGACGGTTCCGCTTTTACCGATCACAATATCCACAGATACCTTCAGTCTCGTGGAATCAAGCGCATTGATGGGGAGTGGTTCAAGTGTACTGTTTCTGATGTTCGTGCTGCTTGGCTTGCAGTGAAAAACAGAACTGAAAATGCCGAACATAGAACATTAGACTTCTCTATGCGCCCGGAGCAAGAAGACGCCGTAACAAAGACTATGGCATATTTCAAATCCACAGAAGCCGAAGGTTCTGGACGCCGTCCGAAATTCCTGTGGAACGCAAAAATGCGCTTTGGCAAAACCTTCGCTACATATCAACTCGCCAAGAGAATGGGTTTCAAGCGCGTTCTGATTCTCACCTTTAAGCCTGCTGTGCAAAGTGCTTGGAAAGAGGACCTGAGTTCTCATATTGATTTTGAGGGCTGGCAATTTATCGCCAGATCTTCTGACCCCAGCCTGGGTAGTATCGATGTCCAATACAATCGAGCAGATAAAAACCTTCCCATTGTGTGCTTTGGCTCCTTCCAGGATTTTCTCGGTGTAGACAAAGGAACAGGCGGCATTAAGGCCAAAAATGAATGGGTTCATACCGTAAACTGGGACCTTGTTGCTTTCGATGAATACCATTTCGGTGCTTGGAAGGAAAATGCCAAGAAACTGTTTGAACATGAAGATGAGGATTTGTACGAGACGGAAATGGACGATTATGATCGTGCCAATGCCTGCGACGAAACCTTCCTTCCCATCACTACACGCTTTTACCTGTATTTATCGGGAACGCCTTTTAGAGCATTAAATTCCGGCGAATTTATTGAAGAACAAATCTACAACTGGACCTACTCTGATGAACAACACGCGAAGGAAAATTGGGTGGGCGATGACAACCCATACAGGTCTCTTCCCCGTATGGTGCTGATGGCATATCAGCTGCCGGATAGCATCAGAAAAATTGCAGAACAAGGGGAATTTGACGAATTTAACCTCAACACATTCTTCAAGGCAGAAGGCACTGGAAATGATGCCCGGTTTGTGTATGAAGAGTATGTTCAAAAATGGCTCGACTTGATTCGCGGATCTTACTTGGATACAGAGGCAGATAATTTGAAACAAGGTAGTCAAAAGCCACCTATGCCGTATTCTGATACCAAGTTGCTCCAGCTTTTGACACATACACTTTGGTTTTTACCCGACATCGCATCTTGCTATGCGATGAAAAATCTGCTTGCACAGCGTCAGAATGTCTTTTACCACGATTATAAGATTAATCTATGCGCTGGAACAAAAGCTGGCGTTGGTCTGGCGGCCGTAGCCCCTGTACAAGAGTCTATGGACAATCCATTGGAGTCCAAGACGATTACTCTTTCGTGCGGAAAACTGACAACGGGCGTTACCATTAAGCCTTGGACCGGCATATTCATGCTCCGAAACCTCAAAAGCCCGGAAACCTATTTCCAAGCAGCCTTTAGAGTTCAGAGTCCTTGGGAAGTTGATGGCGACGTTATCAAAGAGGAATGCTATGTCTTTGATTTCGCAATTAACCGTGCCTTGAAGCAAATCGCTGACTACGGTTGTAGGTTGAATATTGACGCAGCGGTCAGCCCTGAAAAGAAGGTTGAGGAATTTGTCAGTTTCCTTCCTGTTCTTGCTTATGATGGAAATGGAATGAGACAGATAAATGCGGCGGAAATACTCGATTACGCTATGTCTGGAACATCCGCTACTCTTCTGGCACGGCGCTGGGAAAGCCCTCTCCTGGTCAATGTTGATAATGACACCTTGACAAGACTGATGGGTAATAAGAAGGCTATGGATGCTTTGATGAGCATTGAGGGCTTCCGTAGTTTGAATCAGGATATTCAGACGATCATTAATAAATCGGAGAAAGTTAAGGAAGCCAAGAAGAGCAAAGATTCCCTCACATCCGCAGAGAAAAAGGACCTCAACGAGGAGGAGAAGGAGTATAAGAGCCTTCGCAAACAGATTCAGGAAAAACTCTTGAAGTTCGCTACTCGTATTCCTGTCTTTATGTATCTCACTGATTATCGTGAAGAAACATTGGTTCATGTAATTACAAAGCTGGAGCCGAACCTATTCAAGAGAGTTACTGGTCTCTCTGTAGAAGATTTTGAATTGCTTGTATCTTTGCACGTGTTTAATGGTGATCTCATGAACGATGCCATTTACAAGTTTAAGCGGTATGAGGATAACAGCCTCCGCTACACAGGTATTGATCGTCACGTCGGACAGAATATTGGTGGTTGGGATACTATTATGGACCGCGAGGACTATGACCATTTATTTGCGCTTCCTCAAAGTTATGCAGAACCTACGCCCTCAACTGAAATTCCTATAACCGAAACACCTGTGGCTACAAAGAAGTCGGTATCCACCTCTGTTCCTAAACAATCAAAATCGTCTACACCAATTAAGTCGAATGCATCAGCCATAGTGCCGGAACGGCAAGATATCAAGGTTACAGCACCGATATCTGTTCAGGGTAATAAACCAGAGGCCAATATTGATGTGTCGGTGGGGTCAATTGTTGTTCATAAGGTGTTCGGCGAGGGTACGGTAACTCAATTGGATAAAGTCCTTAAGCACATAAAGGTATCTTTCACCAAAGGAGAAAAGACATTTATTTTCCCTGACGCTTTTAAGAACGGTTTCTTGCGAACAAAGGTTTAAAAGGGTGCATTATTATGGCAAGACGTAGGAAAAGTGCGTTGTCAATTCTCTTTGGTACACCAAGCAGACGAAAGCCAAAAGGATTTTTTGGAACACTATTAGAGGGACAGCGGCGCACTGAAAAACAAAACGTTCCTGGTTCAAAAAGACGAAAGTAAACTTAAAAGGGAGGCTAACTGCCGTGAAGCAATACACGTGGGACGAATACTACGAAAAATTCTATGATTGGGCAGAAAGCACCCAGGTGCGTAATCTGTCGGGGTTGACCACCCTTGGTTCAGCAGATGAGGTTGGCGAAATCATCATTGAATTGCAGGTCAATGTTCCTGCCGCTAACCGACTGCTACGAAAGGCAGTAGAAGCAAATCTGGCATTCTCCGCCTCTGACCTTATAGAGTTTTTGTGTATCAACGATAAGGCATTGGCGACTGCCGCCTTATATAATTCCGCCCGCAGACTCTCTTCTGCCGACATGGAAGATTTGTACGGTGTTGCCGAAGACGAGGATATCATAAAGATTTGCATAGAGAGGAATCTGTCCCTACCGGAAGATTTACGGGAAGAGGAAGAATACGAGGACGAAGAAGAGGAAGAACCGCTTGAAGAAGTGGATATTTACATAGATGACTTTGTCCCGGAACCCGCACCAAAGTTAGGCTTCTTTGGTACTCTCGCTGCTATTTTGACGGGGGTGAGTGCTGGAGCTTCTTCTAACAAAGGCAGAAACCACAACGGAAGGTGCAACGGCGACTGCGCCAATTGTCCGCCTCACTACGGTTACCGATACGGCAGATGGTATTATGGGCATGACCACGTATACGGCTGCGAGTTTGGAGGCAATAAAGGTAGTGGCAGCATGGACTAAGGAGACTGGCTATGTTCGGGCGAAAGAAAAAGGCTCCGGAGCCTGTATATGATGTTACACAAAAAATTAAAAAGACCTGGTGGGGCGGCACAAAATTAGTCCCTACCACCAAAGCAGAACAACGGAAAATGAAAGCAGAAATCCTTAAACGGAATCCTAAAGCTACCGTTCTTGACTCCAAAGCGAAAAGGGAAAAAGAACTGGAATGGATTGACCGCATCGAGGAATTTGATGCTTTCATGAATGACTAAGACGGGTGCATTTATGACTTGCTGTTTCTTTGGGCATAAAGATAGTCCTTCAACCATTAAGCCTGCTCTTCGTGCCGTGGTCGAAGATTTAATTCGTTCTGGCAGAGTCGACAGTTTTTTAGTAGGAAATCATGGCTCTTTTGATAGTATGGTTCTTTCTGTTCTGCGTGATGCAAAGAAAGAGTACCCGGAGATTACCTACAACGTAGTTCTCGCCTATATGCCAGGTCGTAAAGAAGAGTATGGCTTTATTGAACCGATGGAAACGGTGTATCCAGAGGGACTTGAAAATGTACCACTACGATTTGCTATTTCTTGGAGAAATGATTGGATGTTAAAGGAGTCCCAAGTGGTGGTATGCTTTGTGCGTCATTCAATGGGTGGTTCAAGTAAATTTGTGGAGAAGGCCATCAAGCAAAAGAAAGAAATTATTAACTTGGCAGATTGGTATACCTTTTAATTATTCCAAACCTTTTAACGATTGCATTTTTACCCTCGATTTTTTACACCGCAAGGCTTACACCGCATGGAGCCACCAAGCAGCCAACCCATAATTGAATAACGAAACAAGGGCTTCCGAAGTCGTGATTTGACCTCGAAAGCCCTTATTTTATGCCTTTTTCGGCGGTATTTTGCCCCGGAGAAGGCTTTTTCTTTGTATCCAAATGAGCAGGAACATAGATCCCGCTTCCGGATCCCCGCTCTGAACGCCATAAGAAGCTCCTGATCTACGATCCCGCCTGCCACGATTATTCCATTGACAAGCCAGAATGGACGGAGATCGAGCCGGGGCATTTCATCATGGGGAACCAGAAAGAGCTCGATGGCTACCGGGAGCGCCTGGCAAAGAAAAAGGACTAAGCCCCCGCTCTTCAAATCAGAAGATTCAATTCATCAAAACAGGCGAAGCAGGTGTCCGCGAAACAGCGGATGCCTGTTTCTTTTTCGGGAAGTTGGCACGACCACCAGGTCAATCGTTTCGTGTCAACTTTCGTGCCAACTCAGGTTCTAAAATGCTGGAAAGTATTCTAATATTCTAGAAGCATTTCCAAGATTTCAGAAAAACAGCTATTTAGAAAAGCCCCAAGATTAGGCATTTTTTGGATGGGTAGAAAAAAGCCCCGAATTTCGGGGCTTTCCTGTTGGCTGCGGAACCACCATCCCGCTGCTTCCTAAAATATTGTTTGAGTATTTTGTTAATGCGAGCTTTATGTGATACCATCCTTTATGGGGATCAGCCACAAGTGAGGCGCAGGCATACCTTAACGGGGCTACGGAGATGCACTCAGCATATGGAAATCCTTGTCACTCCGGTTGGTCGGAGTGTAATTGTGGGATTTGAAGAAACCCAGTAATATCAACGTTTGCAAGCCTCTAACAAGAAGTTTTTATCCCCAAATAAGTAAACTGCAATCCTTTTATCCCTCATTTGGAGAGTTATTACATTATCTTTTTTGCTTTATGTATGAGGAAGAATTAGACCATTTGCAATCGCTTGAGCGTCAAATTCTTCAATAAATTTTGCTACGGATTTCCGGGCTTTTTGAATTAACTTAAACCGCAAATCAATATAATCCTCAGACGTATAATTTAAGTCTGGATGAGTTTCCTTAAACTGTCTGTCGGCTTTTCCATCGGCATGGACTAATTGGTGACGAATTTCCAAGTAATAAATAGCCTCGCTTTGAATTTCCTTAGAAACGCTTAATCCCAATTTTCCACATGTTTTTTCAATGAGTGCGGTTGTGCTTCTTTCGTTCTCAAGCTTGCGAAATACTTTTGCAACAATATCTTCTATAACACTTTGAAGCTTATCCGCTTGTAGAATATCAGATATTTTTACTTCTACGCGGTGTTCTCCGATTAACCGATCAGGTTCGACTTTTGATCTAACGGCAGCTTCGGTTAACACAGATTTTAGATAATCATACACTTCTTCATATAGGTCTTTAATGTATGAGGAAAATACTGTCTGTTTCAAATGGTTTATTGCCAGTCGGCGGTTGTTGTTGGAGATGGTTCGCTTAGACAATACGGGGTGCTTTCTTTTTGATATTTTCTCAAAGAGTTTTTCGGACTCTGGTGTAAGCAGCCCTTCTTTGATAGACACTGCAATAATATCTATCAACTCTAAATCGGCATTCAAATGGAGTAGACGATTTGAAAATGTCTGATAATGTTTTGAATGTACCGCCATAATAACATCCCCCCTACTAGAAGAATAAAATACCACATTATTCAAAATATATCAACATTTAATCTCCTAATTACATATTTTAAAACCAAAAGCTTGATTTAGGGGCAGCTAGTCCCCACCCGTGTTCCCTCGCATGACTTAGGCGGTGTATCCTCCCTTCGCCGCATATCGTTCAGAACAGTTGGGACCTGTCTGCTATGGGTACATAGCATCGCCGCTTTGTCAAACGGACTGCAAAGAAAATTTGGTCTACAGACAAAAAAGGTGAGTCCCATAAGGACTCACCCTTTGGTCCGAGTATCATTTAAGGATTTGGGGAACCCCAGTAAAAATAATGGTTTTCAGACAGTTAGCAAGAGGTTTTTATCCAAAAAAGTTAGTTTGAAAGAAACTCTGCTCTAATCTAATTAGCCTATCAAATATACCAATTAATGGATTATAGTGTATCAGAAGAACCGGTTTTGCCGCTCTTGCCTTTTACAATCTTCTGCGTAAGCAGACATGATTCGCTTGTACTCTTTTGGATTATCGTTCTCGCAATCCAACTGGATGATTTTATCAGCAATAGGCTTTAAAGGATCTGCGCTATACCAAGGCTCTTTGATTGTAAGGTAGATAATCTTTTTTGTTTTCTGCCGTTCCGCCATTTTGTGCAGCATTTCAATCTCTTCTTGATTTTTTACGACACTCTGCATGGGCCATACAATCATGAAATCGAAGGCATAATTATCATATTTATCGCTACAGCTTTTCGTGGACAGATTATCGAAGTAAATCGTAAGATTTGATAATCGCATGGCCTGACCATATTTCTTTGGGACTTTTACTTTGGGGAGTCCTGCCCAGTGGAAAAAACTTTCCATGCCATCTTTAGTAGCATGAATAAGAAAAATAAGTCCGTTTGATTTTCCTTGAGCATTTAATGCTTTAAGAAGTTGTCGATGTTTTTCTTCATCGGCTATACCGCAAAGCAACAGCGTTTTCTCTGTTTCGCTGTTTAGGAACCTTGTAATCTGCTCATAGGCAATATTTATGTCAGGCATAAAAAGCCCTCCTGTAAAACACATATCTTTTTTGACATTATATCATATCTTGCTGATTGGCGCTACCTAAGTGAGACTATGGACGGCGTTTTAATATCCCAACACCAAAAATGCTCCCCCGCCGGCCTCCGCCAGCGGGGGGATTATCGTCTCTTACTTCTCCGTCTTCATGTTCACCGCATCAAACGCACCGTTCGCCGCGAGGCTCACCACCACCGCGTTCACCACGCACAGCGCCGCGGCGTCCCACGTCAGCCCACCGGTGAAGAACGTCGCCGCAATGAGTAGGATCAGCGCCACCGCGTAGCTGAAGATCCTCGTCGGGATGCGGTCAAGGAAGCCCACGCCCTTCAAGAGCTGTGTCACGAGGGTCGTCGCCAGCGTTGCGCCCGCATAGGTCAGTAAGGTTGCCCAGGTAAAGAATTCGTTCATAGTTATTCCTCCATTTCATGTTTAAGTTCATCGATTCGGTGGTGCGCGGACTTTGTGGACTGCTCCACGACCGTCATGCGCTCCACTAAATTGTTATGCTTGGTTACCTTCTCCTCAAGCCGGTCAATGCGGTAATTGACCAGCTTATTGGATTGCCGCACGCCCATCCACGAGCCGCCCAGAGTTCCGATCAGTGACAACAGCCCAATAATGATCGTCTCCGTCATTTGAGCACCTCCAGCCGCCCATATTTGTTCCAATACCCGCTGCCGCTCGCGTCGATCGGGCGGATCACCACGCCGTCGTCACGGCCCTTGGCTTCGAT